GGAGACAGCAGATTAGATGTTGCTATTACTCTGGCAAAACACTGTTACTGCTGGAACTATAAAAAATGCAAAGTGGTTGCACTTACCTGGGTATGCTCCTAGATGCTTATGCGGTGCCGAAAATGGGTTTGCTGTAGTTAACCCGTACGCGTATCCGGTATCTGCGAATGAGTGTATCTCGGTAATCATGGATGGTACTGTTAATTGTATGTGTTACTACGACAATGAGGTTTTGGCGGGGACCAACACAGGAATATATAGTCTTGATTGGTCTTCTTATGGGCACTATGCAGATGGTGGTAATCCTCTGGATGCAAGTGATAGCCTTTCTCTTAATTATAATACAACAAATGGGTTGCTCTCTGACCAAATTATCTCCTTAGATGCATGTAATGAATATCTGGTAGTGGTGACTTCCGGGGGGCTAAGTTGGAAAAAATCCAGTGGTGAGTTTATTAACTATGTGACTACTTCTGGTCATAAGGCATTTGTTGATTCTAGTCCTACTACCTACTTAGCAGATGGAAATACACTCAGAATTAAATATGGTGAACCAGTATCTTTTGACACATGGGATACGGAAATTGATCTGGGGGAGAGTATAAATGACCTTTGGGTAAGTAGTAATGTCATTTTTATGGCAACGGATATTGGCATAAGTATTTGGAATAGCGGTAGTCTTTATAACTACACGGCGGTCTCTGGTAGCTTACCTTTACGTCGTATTACAGGTGAACTTGATACCACATTTGATTGGGGACATATTTTCGTCGCTAGTAGTGATTGTATAAATATATTTAATTTGAAACAGAAAGCAATAGAGAGTCATATAGACTTTAATGATTCTGCTGTGTTATGTATTGACTACCCTAGAATATACAGTAGGTGAGCCAACAAAATAACTAACTTAGTATAGGAGATAAGAATGGGAGATTTTTCACGGAATGTTGACCCTGTGCCTCTTAATGGCGGGGTTTTAGTAAGGGTAGTAGGTAATAGCCAAATGACTACAGGTGGTATTTATCTACCTGAAACTGCATCTACCCGCCCAGTTCAAGGTGTAGTAGAGTGTGTAAGTCGCGGTTATTATGATCCATCTGGCTCATGGGTGGACCACGAGGTACACATAGGTGATGTAGTAATTTTCAATTGGAGGTCAGGTTTTGATTTAATCTTAGATGATGCGGAATATCGTATCATTCACGAACGCGACATTGTCGCAATACTAAAAGGAGCTAACTATGGCGAAGAATGACATTTTTGATGGAAGTAGGACTTTGACTAAGGGGCAGGTTCGTATTTATGATGGCAATCGCCACATGCCCGACCAACTGGATGAAATTGCTCCAGTAACCAGGCATGCGACATGGGCATCTATCAGAGAGCGTCAGCGACAAGGTAAGCCGGTACCGCAATCTTTTTCTTTAGATGAAGTAGAACTCATTGTAAAGACTGCGGTTGCAGAGGCTTTACGAGAGGTAAGGGGCATGTCATTAGGTGAGGACGCCGAAATGTCCGTAGCGGGAAAATAATTGCGGTCTGAGGCAGAAGTAGGTACTATATTTATATGTAGGAGGGGAAGAACCCTTTCTTGTCTAAAAAGGAAAAAGGAGAATTTTACATGAATTTTCAGTTTTTAGTAGAGAGTTGTGTATCAATGTTTAAGGGACAAGCAGTAACCAAAAAGATTGCGGAAGCCATTATTAGGAATGTTTTTGATGATATTTCTGATGGTATGGTAAGAGGTGAGAGTATTAATGTACGTGGCTTTGGTACCTTCAGTGTAACCGAAAAGAAGGGTCGTGCGTATGTTGAACCGCGTACGCAGTCAACGGTGTATGTAGATGCGAAGAACTATCCAAGATTTTCGGCGTCACCAGTGTTGAAGGATGCAGTAAAGGGAAGCTAAAAGATGGACTTTTATAAAGCACAAGTGAAGGCTGTAAGTAAGGCAAAAGCACGAGAAATCTTAAAGAAGATGCAGGCACAAGGTATTGAGGAAATGCACCTCCCTGCTATTCCTCGTCGTGAGATCGGGTCATTTCTAATTGATGAACGCCCCAATCTGTGGACTATTGAAGTTGACGGTGTTCCTTGCTTTGAAGTGATTTCGAATAAGATTGCGGCATCTGCTATGCTACGCATGTTGGATGAGTGTGGTCAAGACAAAATAAATCTTGCTCCGCTTTGTCCGCAATTCTTGGAAGACTTTCTTGCAGATAAACGTAAGGACGTTATGGCGTTTGAAATTGCACATACAGATCCAGGGGAAGAGCTTCCTGGTCATGTGTAATCTGGGGTAAATTATGGGTTATTTGGATGTTAAAGCACTGGTGGTCTCGCGGGAAAAGATGGATATGGATGGATTTGCATTTTGTGCACGCAAGAGCAATTATAGGAACTACGATACCGAGACTGCCATAACTAATGTGATTAGTAAGATGCAAGGCACTGATTATGGTGTGTGTATCTTATATGAGCAACCAGGAGACCAGCCTAACTTAGTAAGAGTAATAGACAGGATTAGGAACAACGTAAAGGCAAAACGAGTTCCTGTTGTAGTAGTAACAAATTTGCATGCAACAGAAACTGATATGGATAGTTACTATGAGGCGGGAGCTCAATTGGTAATACCTAAAATGGGTGATAGCCAATTAAAAATGTTACTATCAGTAGTGGCTAGTTTTAGTGAATTTGTAGCGAGATTTCCTGAAAAGATGCAATTCAGGAATTACGTTTCTAGTAGGTGAACGACGGGGCACACAGGTATCGACAGACGTTATGAGTAGATTTGTATTGGTGGTCGGTGTGAGTGGTACCGTAAATCATTCGAATTATAAATGCCGAAGATAATTCTTTCGACATGCTCTCAGCTTTTTGTGAAGCCGACCGTAAGGTTAGTGTAGCATACGCTGGTTAATAGGGCGGAGTTCCCAGTAACTTATCAACAGAAAACTGGGTGGCGGAGGCAAGTGGGTTTTATACCTGCTTCCTCTCCTGGTTACGAGGCTAAACTGACCTGGTGGAGGCACGCGGGAAACCGCGTCCCCTAAATCCTATGCAAGTAGGTATCCTAGTGTCAGGCATTAGGATAGAGATGGGTAGGGTAATCGCCACCGTGCGGGAAACCAAACCTTCTAGCCCGCAAAAGTCAGCGGCGGGGTCTCGAAAAGGCTGGCAAACTCTCTGTCGGGAGTATAAATATGGACTACACCATCTAAATTTACATTTCGAAAGGCGGACTGGATCTGGGTTCGACTCCCAGGTGCTCCATAAAATTGTCTTATAACAAAGCATTGCTCCCGAAGACATACAAGATTTGTATAATAAACATTGTAATTGGGTCGATGTCAAAGGTTTTAGGCATCTCCGATCGCCAACTGCGACGTATCCGAAAGATGCATATTAGCTGATCTGCCATGTGTAGAAACAGTAAAGTTAACGTCAACAGTGCTAGGCGGGGCGTTGATGGTTGATACTAGTCTAGCGGGGGAATAGTTAACGTGACTGTTCCCCCATTTCATATGTAAAGAAGGTAAGGAGAGGTTAAATGGCGGAAGTTTTGAGTCAAGAAGTAGTTGTATATCAAGAGCATATAGTGGATTTTTATGGAGACCAAATTATATCGATACAGGATGAAAATAATGATGTGTGGTCTCCTGTAAAGGGATTGTGTGGTGCGATTGGCATCAAAGGTGTCCAAGACCAGATTAACAAAATTAAAAATGACGGGGCCTTCAGATTCAAGGCTAGCCTTGTAACTGCCCTAGATGGTAAGAATTACTCAACTTTTTGTATTCACGCTGATGATATTCCGATGTGGTTAGCAACAATTGGTACCGGTCGCGTTGATGAGAGTGTAAAAAGTAAGTTGATTCTATATAAGAGAGAGTGTGCTAATGTATTGCGGGACTACTGGACTAAGGGTGCTGCTGTAAATCCCCGTTTGGGTAATCTTGATGTAGACCAGATTAAGAACATTGTTAATGAAGCTCTACAGGTTGCATTGGACGAATACAGACAGGCTAGGACGCCTGAGGAAATTGCTCAACTTATCTTTGAGCGAGACGTTGTTATTTTGGCTGAGACGGCGAACCGTGTAGAAAGTCCCTTTCGTGATTCTATTTACAGACGCATCGAAGTGCTTATGGACAGTCGTTTTGGTAAACTAGAACCTGCTGAAGAAGCAGAATTAGTAAAGGGACTTACTCCTTTGACCGAGAGCCTATTCCGTAAGCTATATTTGGGGCAGGGTTGGTGCCGAGATAAACTAGCTCTTTATTTCCCTAAGGAACTGAGTAGCAAGACACAGTTTGACCAGCTCCTAAAGATGTGGGATATTCCAGCACCTAAAAGGCAGTCTAGAACTTCTATCGCTTTCGCCCGCCGACTTTTGCGAGAAAATCATGTTAATAAGAAGACCATAAATCAGTTGATTACTGAGTTCAATAGGTCGCGGGAGTCTATTTTGCGGGCTATCAGTGATCAATGGAATTCTTTGAACAAGTCTTTCAAGAAATATTGCACCGCAGGCATAATTCCTAAAGGCAGGGCTTACAGTGATTATATTGATAGGTCTCCACTTTGGGTAGCCAAGCGTGAAGCTTTTAAGGAGACTTTTGATAATACTTGTTTCTATTGTGGATACCAGTCCCCTACTGGTATTGCGGTACACCATCTAAACTATATCCGTAGCGGACAAGAACTACCAACAGATTTGGAAATTGTTTGTAACACTTGCCACCAGAAGCGGCACAAAGAGAAGTATAACGTGTAAGGGAAGGTATAATGGACTTTGAAATAGAAGTTAGGTCAGCAGGTGAGCTTTGTGAGAAGCTTCGTAATGTTACGTTGAGGGGCAGTACAATACCCCCTTATTTGAATTCTTTTATTAGAATTGAAACCTTTAACCCCCGCAATTTATCACCGTGTCAGCGGTACGCTTTATTACCGGAGCTCAAGAAAATAGAGGAATTGCGGTGGGAAATTCTTAGAGAATACGGGCAAGACATTTTACAGCTAAATGGCTATCTGAAGTGTCACTACCCAGATAAGACTATTGACATATTACCGCCGGTCTGTGAGGAGTATGTAACACCTTGGGGTGAGTTGAAAGCCATCATAAACGACGGGTTGCATCGGGTATTTTTAGCCTATCAGATGGGTATTCCTGTGAACGTTGCTTACATTAGGGGGGTGCATCCGGGTTACCCCTATTACGCGCATATGAATCCCAAAGGATTTGACGACATTGAACTTATAGAGGAAATACCGGAGAATTATGTGAAGAAGTTTCATGTTGCCAAAAACCACAAAGAGCTTTTCAGAAATTTCAGTAGTAAATTTGAGAACGTAGGGGACTCAAGACCTAGGAAACAAGAGACCTTCCCTGAGGAAGTTTTAAAGCTTTTGGGATAAACAATCTAGAGGTACAAGACACACAATTGAACCGGCTAGAAACAAACCTACACATGTAACTATCTTCTCGGACTGGAAAAAATGACAGAACGCTATCAAAATTTGGCTTTGACGTTGCGCCCGCAACAGTTCAAAAATTTTATTTACAATGATCACATTGTAACGATACTGAAGAACATTGTCACGTCTGGTAAAATTCCGGCAGGTTTGCTCTTCTCTGGCTCGCGGGGACTAGGGAAGACAACTCTGTCTCGTTTATTTGCCAGAGCAATTAATTGTAATAGCAGAAAAACTGCAGAACCTTGTGGTAAGTGTGAAAGCTGTCAATTATCTATGGCACAGAGACATCCTGATATATTAGAAATTAGTGGGTCTACTAACGGGAATATAGAGGATATAAGGCGTATTATAGAGCAGGCTATGCTTACTCCGGCAATTGGTAACTACAAGGTATTTATTATTGATGAAGCTCAGGGGCTGGGCAGATCTACAGCTTCATGGAATTCACTATTAAAGATTTTAGAAGAGCCGCCCCCACATGTCGTTTGGTTGTTTTGCACGACTGAAAAGGTCAAGATACCTGAAACGATTAAGTCGAGGTTAATAACGTTAGACTTAAAGTTAATTCCTACCCCTATAATTGAGAACTACCTTAAGAAGTTGCTTGCTGATGTTAAAGGCGAATCGGTTGCTCCCGTTGTTGCTCGCGTTGCCTGTAATTCTATGCGGGATGCCCTGACTTTGTTAGAGAAAGTGATATTGTACTGTAAAACCCCCAAGATTGGGTTTACGGAAGCTAACGCATTGATAGCCTTGGGGGCGTTTGACGAAACCAAGACAGCCTGTATTCTGGATGCCATAAATAGACATGACTGTAAGGATTTGTGGTGTATACTAGAGGGGCTAGTTGATTCGGGGGTGGATTTTGATACTCTATATAATGATGCCTTAGTCGCAGGAGTTACTAATCTGATGGGAGTAATGTTGGGGGCACAGGTTGATAGAGGGGATTTGTATCAACCTTTTGTACAAATGGGCTCTCCTCGTATATTATATTTATCGGACGTGCTGGCACGGCGTAGTAAGCAATTTCATGAGGCTGAAAATAAGAAGTTCGTTCTAAGACTAATAGCGTTGGAGTTGTGTGCATAATGTATTTTTCTGATTTTATAAGCAACCCTACCAGGGCTAAGTCTTATTTTCTTTCAGGTAAAGATGATTTCCTGAAAGAATATCTGGTGGGATACATTTCTAAGATGCACAATAAGTCAGTTATTCGTTTGGATAAAAAGCAGCCCCCGAAGTATATGGGTAGTTCATTCTTATTCAGGGAGGAACCTTTGTGGGTAGTTGATCCAGCAACCACTTTCATTCCCGAGGGGCTTGCTATAAAGTTAGGTAATAAAATAACTAAGCCTTATACTAGTGCTGGATATGTAGAGATTGTTTGTAGTTTGACTTTCGATAATCAAATTGAGGACTTTGTAAAGCAATTGGCTTTAGTGGCGGGGCTAAATACTAGTTCAGAGTTCATCAAATATATATGTTATCTAAACCAATATGACCCATGTTCTTGCTGTAATACAGTTAACTTGATAAGTTTGCATAAGAACATTTCTTTCGAAGAGATACCACTAATTAGTGGTAGTATTGTGAACCCAGATATAACTACTACTGTTAATCATTTTGTAGATGGGAAGTATAGTTACGTCTTAACTGACATTATACAGGCTAAGGTTGACTCTAGATTGCTTTGTTTCATTCTAGCAGATACGATTGCACGTGCCATGGATACAGTTGGGGTGGTGAAACCTACGTGGATGCAAAGGCGTTTACTGCAGCTCTGGTCTAAGTTAGAACCACTAAATGTAGGTATTATTCTGTCTACTCTAAATTCAATCCATAGAGATATCTTGTCTCCCACAGCAGTCATACGATCGCGTCTAGTTTATTTAGTGGCGTATATTGGGGGATGGTCAAATATTAACATAGGAGATGTCAATAGAAATAATGGATATTACGAAGAATGATAGGGCTTTCTATACTGCCGCTATAGACTTTGTGACTGAAAACCTTGAGATAGTAAACAATTTTGTTGCTCTAAATGGGTTGTCGGGGTCGTTGGGCCAGGATTTGTCTGACGTGGTCATAATAGGCATCAAGAAGTGGCTAACGAGTCCAGAAGGTGAGGGTTGGTTGGGTACCTTAGGATATAAACGTTCTGGTAAACCTGAAAAGACTTATTTAGATCGGGTATGTCCAGTTTGTAGCGGAATACATATGCGGTATGCTAATGTAAGATGTGAGCGGTGTGGGCGCTATATGTGCCATCCTTGTACGTCTGTAGTTGATTCTAGATATCATATCATATGGTGTGACCATTGTATCGCAGACGTGGCGTTAATAAACTTTCCTAGTAGCATTAGAGAATACTAGTTTTTTTATTTAGGAGGCTTATAATGGCAAGAGAGTGGGAGGAGACCCCAGAAGCTGACAATCTGGATTATGATGACAACCCCTACATTTCTCCGGGTGATAATGCTTCTCGTCGGTATTGGGCACGTGAAGCATGGTTATACCGCCCAGAAGACTTAGAGGAGCATGACAGTCGCCGTGGGACTGACCGGAGGTATATGCGTGGTATGAACAAATATTTGCGAGACGAACTTCGTTTGCGAAATAATACTGAGGGGTTGGTTTGATGAAGAAAACAGGTAAATTTTTTCAGAAAATGTTAGGGGATATACATAACGAAACTTGTATGTGTCGGCGTTGTCGTGCTAGGGTAGATGCTATGGAAAGGCGTCCCATACGCTTAGACTCAATACGGAACTGGGATGATGTTAGGGAAATTACCGAAGTTACAGAAGAATATAACGAATAGTCAAAATTTACGAGAGGCTGGACGTGTCCTACGGGACGCGTTCAACCTCATCTTAACGTATGTCCAGCCGGGGGTCTCCTTGCAGGATATAGACTTTCGTGTAGAGAAATTCTTACGTCAAAACCACGCCTTGTCCACGCCCCGTCTCCTCAATTTTCCTTACCAGTTTTCGGCATCCATTAATTATGAAGTAGTAAATGGATACCCAGATGATAGGTGTGTGGTAGCAGGCGATATAATATCAATAGATATGGGCATTTTTTGTAGGGGTGTGTTTGTGGATAAAGCGGTGTCTGTTGCATTTCCTCCAGTTAGTGGTAAAGTAGCTTACTTACTTAAAGCCGCACAAGACTGCTTAGATGTAGGAATACGGTCTTCTGCAGCGGGAGCTAATAATAAGATTATAGGGAAGATGATAGAAATGACAGCGAATTATTACGGAATGTCTACATCTCCTCGCTTCTCTGGGCATGCTATAGGTGAGGAGCCACATATGTATCCTTTAATACCCAATGTGGCTAACGCTGCGGTTGAGGAGGTTATACTGAGAGAAGGGCAGAGTATTACGATTGAACCCATAGTATTCTATGGCAGTTCTCATTCTATCGATTCTTCAAAACATCTTATTATTTCTGACTCAATAAGTGCTCACTTTGAAGAGACTATAATTATTCATAGTAACCATGTTGAGGTTGTGACATGAAAGAACTTCTATTTGTTATATGTGCTTATTCACTGGCAAGTATACTAGTTGAACAAGGTATTTTTAAAGAGCCCCGCGAATGGCTAAAATCTTGTGTGGCAGACAATTCTAACTGGTTGCTACGCAAGTTTTGTGCTTTAATCCGTTGTATGTGGTGTGCGGGGGTATGGTGCGGATTTATACTATGTTGGATGGGGTTTAATATAGTAGATATAAATCACTGGGATTTTTTCTTTTGTGGGCTGATAAGCGGTTTTACTACGTATTTAATTCATCAATTTATGTTGCGTTTAGATATATATTTGAAAGAATTTGGGATTGAGTCTTAATTGGCTCTCTGACAGGGAATGTTAATCGTGACCTATTGGGACGATGAGGATAATAGAAAGGTATTAAGGGAAGAAAAACTGCGTGAAAAGCGGGGGCTCCCTGTTAAATCTGCTCCTCCACCAGTTGAGTCAGCTATAGATAAAGAACATTTAGATAAGGTTCTTGCTATCTTAGAGCAACAAATGCAATTGACTGCCGCACAAACACAGCAACTGAACGAATTGCATCAAGCATTAGATAACCAAGGGCAGGTTTTATCTAAGCTTTTAGAAAAAGAACCTGTTGTTATAACAGAAGGTGGCATTACAAAAACTGTAAAGAGGGCTTCCGAAGAATTGCCTATTCTTGGTGATATTGATGTAAATGTTGTGGATACTTCAGGTATCGAGACACAAGGGGAGGCAGGAGAGCAAAAAACAGAGGGCAATAGCGTAAAAGACCGTGTAGCTAGACTACGGGAATTAAAGAACAAGGGGAAATAAAGATGGAGCAAAATCAGGAATTACTTAAAGAAATACCGGTATCTATTTCTTATCTTTCAGGAATCGGAGTCGATATTGGAACTAGCTTTCTTCAAGTAGCGAGAGAGAGAACAGATGGCAAAGTTGAGTTTGTGTCTGAAAGGGACGCTTTCTATGCGATTAAACCCACGTCGGCGGTATCCGCAAAATTTATTGAAAAATCTCTTGTTCAGAAGGGGGCTTTTGTCTTAAAATCTGATGGCATCTTTTATGTAGTGGGTAGAGAGGCGATTGCTACAGCAATAGAAAGGGGTGGCTCGGTGGAGAGACCACTAAAGAAGGGTGTCCTTAGTATGAAGGATAAAGATGCAATGGGAATGCTTGCGGTTTTGCTTAAGTCGCTTGTCAAAGAAGCTCAAACCCCAGGAGAAATATGTGTTTATTCCTATCCGGCTGACCCGTTAGACCAGTCGTTTGATGTAGTATATCATCAACATAGGATGGGAGAAATTCTAGGTAAAATGGGGTATAAAGCTGTACCACTGTTGGAAGCAGAAGCTTTGGCGTACAGTGAGCTTATGGATGAAGATTTAACCGGAATTGCGGTTTCATGCGGTGCTGGTATGTTTAATTTTGCGTGTTTTTCAGTTGGACAGTGTCTTCTTAGCTTCAGTATAGCCCAAGGTGGTGATTACATTGATAAATCTGTAGCTAAACCTCTAGACATTTCGGAGACCGAAGTGCAGGCGGAAAAGGAAAGTCCAACTATGGATTTGAATAATCCTAAAGGACAGATACAAGAAACTATAGTGATGTATTATGACAATTTAATCAAATATGTTTGTGATGTCTTAGAAAAGAAGATTGGGCAGTTCGATGAAATGCCTAAATTCACTAAGCCTATAACTATAGTTATATCTGGAGGCACTAGTCTTCCTAAGGGCTTTATGGAAAAGATGTCTGTTGCACTTTTATCTAAAAATTTTCCATTTACGATTGGCAACATAAAACGTGCAGGAGATCCGCTCACGGCAGTTGCGAATGGTTGTTTAATATTTTCTCAAATGATGAGAGAATAATCTTTAAGTAAAAAGGAATGGAAAAAATGGGAAAGGAAATAGTAACAAAGGAATTTAATTTTATGGAAGACACTATTGTGGCGGTTGACCAAAACGATGTGTGGTATATTTCTCCACGACATATTTGTGAAAATGTAGGATTAGATTGGGCTTCTCAGAGTAGAAAAATTGAGAAGGAGTCTGAGAAGTTCAACCGTTGTCTTATGACAACAGTTGGTCACGATGGTAAACTGCGTGAAATGGTTATGATACCTGTGACACGTATAAATACATGGATATTGAGTATCAATGCAAAGCGTGTCAAAAACTTAAGAGTAAGAGCATATCTACGGAAATACCAAGATCAACTATCCGATTGGTTGTATGAGGTAGGCTTTCTCGGTGCGGCGGTAAATAAGGATGCGTTGTTACTCCCTGCGGAACGACAGGTGGAAGTATTGGGAGATGCTCTTCACAGAGCTCGCTTGCAAAGTGAGCCATTGAATGAGTATCAAGAGAAGATTGCGACTATTTTAGGTTTACCTGACTTAGAAGGGGTGGATAACTATAAGACTCAGCGTTTGCAAATGTTGACAGATGTTAAGTTAGGTGTTGCTAGTCCTCTGTTCTCAAAAGGTTTGCGGGGAGTAGTAAGATTAACTGATGAACTGTTTTACATCGCTTATATGATAGAAAGGTGGTGTGTTGATAAGTTGATTTGTTGTTTTACGCAAGATTTACCTACACCTGTGGCGATAGAGCAATATATAAGAGATAAAGGTTATTGTGAACCTTGGGTGGTTAAACCCATTAGGCACGCAGATGCACGAAGGGTGGTTAAGCTTAATACTCTGTTTAGCTATAGTATTTCTGATTTAATAATACGATTTAATAAACCAGCTGAATTGATACACAATGCTATGTTTAGAGTAGTAAAAGATATGGAGGATGTATTTACTGCGACTGAAGTTAAACTGGAACTTCCAGCCATAAGAGACAGAGCCAGTATGTCAGCTAGGCGGGAGCAGTATATGAAAACGGCTGAGTGGTGGGATAAGCGAAACGCTTTTTTCAAAGTTTTCAATTGTTGTGTAGTTTGTGGGGATATGGAGGTTGCATCTTCGCGATTTGAGGCACACCACTTGCACTATGATACATTAGGATTTGAGTCACCTTGGGATTTAGTGCCCTTGTGTAAAGATTGTCATACTAAGGTAGAAGGAAGGAGTAGGTGATATGGCAAAAATAGAAGAACCAGTTACAATTATGGGATTTGCATGGGTAGATGATGATGGTGTTGTAAATTGGGCAACTAGAGAGGATATGGATGGGGTTAAACCGAAAGATCGCCCTAAGGATTGCATTTCATGTGTCATCGAAATTACTCCAACTAACGAATGGGTAGATCGTGCCAAAAATGAATATGATTTCTTGGGGGATATTGCAGGAAGAATCAATCAATTTAATTCTGATTTAGAAGCTTTACAGAAATCAATAAAAATAGGGAGGGAATGATATGGCCAATTTTATACCAATTGAGCATCTTAACGAGGATTACGACGCGGATAGATATGCGATGACCCCATCTCGCCGCCGTAAAATTCACAAACACCGCAAGGAGATGGACCTGTACGGACCGAAATTACCTTATGATTTCGGGATATTTCGGCATAAATTCGGTCACCGATTTTATGAGTTTGAAGCTGTTTGTCCTAAGTGCGGGTATATAATGTACGTTACCAAACTGACTTGTGCAGTAATATGTAAGTGTGGAGAATTGGTTAAAGTAGGTCAACCACCCCACGCCTAAAGGCGGGGGCTTGAAAGAGCCTTGGTTGACTAGGGGGCATTAATTTGCAGCAGTTGAGAACCAGAAATACATACACACCCCAAAATATTCCGCACGTTTCGGGCGACTGTGGTTGGACATTAAAAGTCCTGGTGGGTAGGGACGGTGTGTCCAGCTTAAAAACGGTTTCCAACAATCCCGATGCGGTCCCAACCTCAGAAAAGAGGAGCGAAACTTGAGAGTATTTGTTAAAAATCAAAAAGGTAATCCATTAATGCCGACTACTCCAAGAGGAGCAAGAGTGCTTCTCTGTGCAGGGAAAGCGGTAGTGGTTAAACGAACACCGTTCACTATCCAACTCACAGCAGCAACTGGCGAGACAAAACAGCCTGTCGTCTTAGGTGTAGACAGCGGCTTCACTCACGTCGGTTTATCTGCGGTATCAGACAGGGCTGAATTGTATGCGGCAGAAGTCTTATTACGCACCGACATGGTTAAGCTCAATGCCGAACGAGCAATGTATCGACGTAACAGGCGAAGTCGCAAGACATGGTACCGTCAACCGAGGTTCCTTAATAGGTCGAAACCGAAGGGTTGGTTGGCACCTAGTATTCAGCACAAACTAGACTCACATAAGAAGTTGATCGACAAGGTAAAAGGACTGCTGCCAATCACCAAGGTTGTTATTGAGGTTGCCGCATTTGATATTCAGAAGATTAAAAATCCTGAGATATTCGGCGAAGGCTACCAGAATGGTGAGCAGTCCGGTTTTTGGAATGTCAGGGAGTATGTATTTCACAGGGACAGCCACAAGTGCCAAGCTCCAAAGTGTAATCATAAAGACAAAATACTTAACGTCCATCATGTTGTTAGCCGGCAGACAGGCGGTGATAGACCCCATAATCTAATTACACTTTGTGAAACCTGTCACAAGAGTCACCATAAAAAAGCACTAGACCTTAAGATCAATGCGGGAAACGGATTCAAAGCAGAAACGTTCATGTCAATGGTAAGGTGGAGATTAACTCAGGACACAGGCTCACAACACACATTTGGTTATATCACAAAAACAAATCGCATTGCTGCACGTTTAGAGAAGTCTCATATCAACGATGCTTTCATTATTGCAGGTGGTGGACAGAATCGGACCACAGCATTAACGATCAAACAAGTAAGAAAGTGCAATCGCAAACTATACAAAGGCAGCCGAAGCCACATCAGGAATACTGCCCCACGTGAAATATTAGGTTATCGACGCTTCGATAAGGTGAAGTGGGGTCGTGTTGAAGCCTTTATTTTCGGAAGACGATCCACTGGCAATTTCGATATCAGGGACGGCAACGGGAAAAGTCTCCACAAATCTATTAACGCAAAACACATTAGGTTGCTGGAAAGAGCTTCAACAAGCTTGATTTCCAGAACCTCACTTCCTCCCCAGTGCTAAAGCACGGGGTATCCGTGAGGAATATTCGATGAGTCTTGATTATATAGAATCTTTATTTGATATTCTGGATGGCAAGGTAAACTTTTCCAATGTTGGGAAGAAGAAACGCGGGCGTAAAGCAGGTTATAAGCATTCTCAAGAAACTATAGAGAAGATAGCAGACCAGATGCGTAATCGCACTAAAACTGAGGAGGAGAAGAAAAAAATATCACAATCTTTACAAGGCATCCCCAAATCTAAAAGTACACGTAGAAAAATTTCTAGGTCTAAAAAGGGGGATAATCCTGTTAAAATTTCTGATGATTTACTCTCAGCATACAATGGAGCAAAAAGGGAAAAAGATGTTTCTACATCGACTGCAGAATGGTTAGAAAGGTGTGGACACAATAGAGTTGAGTTGTGCGAGTGGATTAAGGCTCACTCCGATGAATTTAATGAATTTGGATTTGATGAATTTGAGAATGAGGCTGGGGATATATATACTGAGAAACTTCTAAATGAAGGGTTTTATAAAGAGTCCCCTATTGACCAAGATGCACACAATGAGGATAAGTAATGGCTGGTGATAAACCCCAAAAGGGCATTAGGAATAAAGTGAATTATAATCCTAAGTCCAGAAACAATCTCACTCAGTATACACGACCAAAGACAGAGGCTGAAAAGAAGAAGCTTCTTAAGTCTATTGCGGCTGAAGCTGAGATAGATCTCGAATTATTAGAAGTTATTGTTCCAACAAAGAAGGTTTTTACGGATGAGGAGCAGAAGCGTTTTCTTAAACTTGTAAAATTGCATCTTACAGAATTAACAGAACAGGGAGCTAAGGTTACGACACAGGATATGCAGGCTTTGGCAAGTCTCTGTAAGAATCTAGTAATGGAAGACCGGCTTCTGGAAGACGCCAAGACAAAGTTTAAGCAAGATCCCACTGCAATTGTCAATGTCATGGCGGCGGTGGATAAACTGAAGAAGGCAAATGAGAAACTTTCTGAGAGCTTGGCGACAAATAGGAATATAAGAGTAGATCCCAAGAGGGGGAGCAATATTACTATTCTTGATATTCTGGAAGCTTATGAATCAGAAACATTCGGTAGTGCAGAAGAACGGCTAGCTGTACTTGAGGCAGAGGAAGAGGAATTGGCAGGGGAAGATAAGTATGTCACGACTATTGATGATATGATTAGGTAACTTGCCATGGCTTTTGAACAATTAGAAAAACAATTTGGTACAAAATGTAAAGAACTTATAGAGATATGGAAGAGATACCCCTCCTTGGCTGCTAAAGACCTCCTATACAACCCCCTGTCATCCAATCCCGACGAAAACTTCTCTCTATCCCCCATTCAACGCGTTGTGACTAACCGAATATGGCATGCTCGTAATAGTATTACTGTAGCTTGCCGTGGTTTTGGTAAGACATTTGATGCTGCTACTATGGGTATTTTATCTGCACTTCTCAATCCGGGACGAAGAGTGGGATGTATGTCAGCTTCTTTTCGTCAGGCTAAACAGATATTTGAGGAGGTTTCTAATATATGGAATAGGTCTCCTCTCTTACAGGCATGTACTGATCGTGCACCTGTCATAGCTAATGATGCTTGTACACTGGTATTTAAAGCTGTGCCTGGGCATAACCCCTCTAAGATGATCGGTCTTCCGCTTGCGGATGGGCAAAAGGTCAGGGGGGCGCGTATGCATACACTGATGCTGGATGAAGTTTGTGTCATCCCAGAAAATACTTTTCAAACTGTTCTCCGCCCCTTTGCTGCTACATCTATGGAGCCCACCAAACAGACCCGGTTGGCTAAAGAACGTAGACGTATTATGGGCCTTAATCTATCTGAGGATAAGAAGCAAGAAATGTTAGACTTATTATCGGGGCGGTCTTCAGTTAACCAGATACATATGTTTACATCGGGATATTATTCTTTTAATTGGGTGTATAATCTGTATTGCAAATATTCAGACCGTATGCATGGTATTAAGCGGGGTGCCATAGATGGTTTAGATGATGGTTATACTGATAATCCTCTTCATTATGCTACCTTCCAAATTCCTTATTGGTCTTTAGAAGAAGGATGGTTGTCTGAGGGTGGTTTATCTGATGCTCGCCGTGACATGTCCTCTATTCAGTTCAGAATGGAATATGAGGCTGCCTGGATATCTGATAGTGGTGGGTTCTTTAAGATATCTGACATAGAACAATGTCGTGCTGAGAATTTAGGTATAGACTTGCAAATGCGTCCTTACGGGGATCCTGGAAGACAGTATATTATGACACTTGACCCTGCTCGTACCTCTGATGCTTTCGCTATTGTCATTTCTGAAGTTGACCCCACGTTCGGACTCAAGATATCTCATATGGAGCAGCATTTCAAGGTTCCCACCCCCAAAATTGTTGAACGTATACTCCAGCTTACTAGTAAATTTAATATTGTTGAAATTGGGATGGATCGAGGCGGCGGTGGCCAAACTGTAGCTGACTATTTGGCACATGGTAATGTTGAATTTTCTCCAATCTTTGATAAGGATGATGAACGATATAGGGGAATGCGTGGGCGACATATTTTACAACTTATAGATTTTAGTCCAACGTGGATTGAGAATGCAAATCATAATGCGAATTTCTTGTTAGAACGAAGAAAAGTAGCTTTTCCGAAGCGCCCAATGGAAGGTGCGTCTTCCTCAAGTAAACTGGATGAACTTGATAGGAATGTAAAAATCGTTGAGCAATTAATCATGCAGCTGATTAGTATACAGATATCTGAAACTAGAACAGGGAAAGCTCATTTTGATTTACCTGAAACTGGTGGTGGGTTTGTAAAGCATAAAGATTTATATTCAGCATTTATTATGGCGTGTGATTTAGTATATAATAAAATTCAATCAAGTCTATTACCTACGGTTAATATGCCCTTACTAGGCATAATTACACCAAGGATGAATATGGGCGGAGGATACTACTAATGGCTAAGAGGATTGTTGCAAAGGCAAAAAAAGAGGTTCAGGCGTTTCTAAATGATTACCCCGATGCGGAATTTGCGGGAGCACAAAAGGCAGAGGATGGTACAACTAAGTTAATATTTCGTCCTAGGCTTGCTGTGTTAGCCCCTGAAGAACAACCAGCATTGGCACGTGACGGGAGACATGTTCCACCCGAGATAAGAGTTAAGCAGCGTGCTATAGCTGAAATCACTTACCGAGACGCACTTATACATTCCGATCTTGATCTTGCTAAACCTGACATCACTTCTGAGCACCCCAAGAAAATTTATAATAGAATATTTGGGTATTATCGTAGTATGGACGTTTTTGGATCGTATATTGACGTCAAAGCAGATCTCGCCGTGTCTGGTTTTGAGAATGATTGCGAGGATATGGCTATTAAAGAGTTCTATGATAATTGGTGCCAGGATGTTGATCTGGAGCAAGTTTTGGAATGGATATATCACGAGTTTTTTACTTCCGGATTAGTTCGTACCTATAAGGTGGTAGGGCGTTATGAACCTCAGGTTAATACATTGTCGGAGGTCAAGAAGCCCCCGCAACCCGCGACTCCCAAGAGACAAGAGGGGGAAGATGACTTGGATTATAAGTTGCAAAGACAAATGTGGCTACAAGGGCAGATACCGGATTATATACCAGAAGCAGAGAATCTAAAAGAGTATGCTGCAAGAAAGAAGCGTTGGTCTAAGGGTTTTATCCCGATTGCGTACACCGTATTAAACCCCAGGCTGTAGAACTGGTAGGTCCTCCAGATTTTAATCAAACCCGTGTGGTTTTGCACCCATCAGACGAAATGTCGGAACTGGTGAAACGAGAGAGTATTACAGGGAAAATTACCGATGCGGAGAAATCCATACTAGAGAGTATGCCCCCAGAGATAAAGCATGCTATTAAGGAAGGTAAGCCAATAGAGCTTGATCCGGATTTTGTGGGGGCGATAGATAATAGGCGACGTCCTTACGAAAAGTATGCTATTAATCCCATGGTCAGAGCTCTAGAGGCTGTAGAATATAAGAAATCTTTACGCGAGGCTGACTATAGTACAATAGATGGTATTACGTCAGAAATATTAGTAATTACTGTCGGCGATAAAGACAATCCTGTTTTGCGTGTGGATGACTTGAAAAAAGTTTCGGATTTATTTAATACAGCACAGAAAGCTTTTCAGGTGGTTTGGAACCATACTCTAAAAGTAGAAAGAGTGTCCGCGCAAAACGTAGACCAAATCTTTGGGGCGGATAAATTTGAACAAGCTGAAAGAGATATTTCAGGGTCAATGCGGGTTCCTAGGGCCCTGTTAGATGGTCTGGTAATTGGTAATACCAGTAAAGAAGCCATGTCTATGGCTGTTAAGTCCCTGACTGCAGAGATTGCTTTTGCACGTCGACAAGTTACGCGGTGGCTGTATAAAGAGTATAAAGCTATTGCAGATGCGTATGGATTTAAGCGCATCCCTTCTATTCGTTGGGACGATATGATTTTAAAAGATGAATTAGCTATGAAGACCCTAGTAATGTCTTTGGTAGATAGGCGTATTATCTCTTATGAAACCGCACACAAACTGCTTGGATTTGATCCAGAGTTTGAAAAAAAGATGCTTACCAAAGAAAAGAAAGATGTTATTGATGGGAACTTTGGTATTCTCGGGTCTCCTTACCAACAGGGTGCTGGTAATAGCGGAGATAGTCAAGACAAGCAAAAAACACCATCCGGCACGCCCTCGGAGGGCCGTCCGAAAGGTCAGCCTGCACCTAAGACCCCGGCACCAGCGACCCCAGAAGGAAAAACGAAGCATATAATTAAGAAAGAGGTAAGAACTATAAAGAAGGAAGAGATACACCGCCAAGCAGCTAGCATAGCAGAGCTGTTTGATGAGCAGGAATTGAACTCTTTAGAAACACTTATCAAGGCAATAAGGGAGATTAAGGGTATAGAATTAGGTAGCCTGGTAAATCAGGAAGAGGGGTTGGTATGATGCCTGGACCTAAATTAACATTGGAAGACATAGAATTCTTGAAAAATAATAGAGATAAAATGTCTAATCGAGAACTTGCCCAAACATTGGGGTGCTCAGTTCATACAATTATTGACAAAGTTAGAAAGTATGGATTACCTCTACACAAGGTGTCGAAGTATACACCCAATGAGCATTATTTTGATGAACTGACCCTAGAGAACTGTTACTATGGGGGGTTTATTGCAGCGGATGGGTGTATTTATCCTAGGTATAAACAACTTAGTTTTGAACTTCAGATTAGGGATTACACCCAATTACTTAGATTTGCGTCATTAACCGAATTTGGCGGGAAAGTATATCTTAAGGAAAGGCCAAATAGGGGATGGTCCGCACAAATGTATGTGGTATGCGAAAGATGGGTGGAACAGTTAAGACACCATTTCAATATTGTTCCTAAAAAATCTCTTATTTTACAACCACCCAATCTGCAGGATGTAAATCAGATTTTGGCGTACTCGATTGGTTATGTAGATGGTGATGGTACGGTTGGTAAGTATACCAATAACCTACAGAATAGAACAGACTGGTTTGTAGGTGCATCAGGCACTTATGAGTTACTTTCGTTTATAAAATGTGCTTTTGATGACCTTGTTCCTCCTGTAGGTAAACCAGCAAGTGTGCTTGGGATGCGTCGGGGAGGGCAGTTACAAGCGTATAGGTTTATCTACCAGATAAGGGGCAAGCGTGCGGAACATATACTGAGCAAACTCGTTAGCATTGATTGCCCACACCTTGATAGAAAATGGAACAAAGTTAGGGAGGAATTATTATGAGTAAATATCGATTATTTGGTAGTGCTCCTTACCAGATTGAGATTATGGATAAGAAGCCTAGAAAGGACATATATAAGCACATCTCCTTTCCAGAGGTAGTTACGCCAGATTTGATTGCTTTTGCCGGCAAAATGGTAGAAAGTGGCCCTAATCTTAATCGAGCATATTTTGACCAAGCGGAATTGGTAAAAGCACGACCCACTTTACTTAATAAAGCAATTGATATTGAGCATGAAGTAGACAAAGTAATTGGGCATATTTACCAAGGTGCGTATATCGAACGTGAATCTAACTTGTTGATAACTTCAGATAACTTTAATCCTGAAAAACATATTGATGTTGTTATAGGTGGAATAGTTTACATCGATCGGTTCCCACAGATAGAAAGTTCAATGAGTAGAAAAGCTTATGGGTTGTCTATGGAATGCTGGTTTGATGCATTTTCTTTGCTTTTGGAGAATGGTATTAAACTGTCTTTAGAAGAGGCTGAGGCATTAGGATTAGCCGAATTTATTGAACAGTTGTTTGGTAAGTTTAAGTCCCAGGAAGATTTTGATAATGCACATAGTTTGATGGTTACATGTGCAGACCAGAGTAAAAAGAAACTTAAATTATTCAAGTTTCTTCATGATATCACGTGGGCAGGAGTAGCTGTGGTTGGTTCTCCAGCATGTCCCAGTTGTACTGTGTTGAATATAAGTGGAAACGATGAAGATGAGATGGCAACAGCATCCCAACTCTTCTCTTTGGATCTTCGTCGTGTTGAGTCTTATATGGAGTTAATTAGAAACAATAAAGAGATATCTCCTATAAATTTTCAGGTGATAGAAACATTAGAAAACTGCGATTGTCCTAACGACGAACAAGCAACAGACACTTTTATCCCTTCGGCACCGCCTACTGCTAATCCCCCTACTGGGGTTGGACTTCCTCATACACCCAATGATTTCACTTCTTTTCCTGCTGCGTGCCCGCAATATCGGTTGGACGCTGATATGTGGTGTGCTTATGCAGATCAGCAGTGTGTGACAGCGGGTGATAGAACTTTTAAAGATTGTCATCGCTGGACTAAAGACCCTGTAGGACGTTGGTTGTTTGACACTAGAAGTACAAACAAAGAAGAGGACGGTTTAGTACCTAGCGGAGATGAGGAAGCCAGTACCGAAGGTGTAGTAGAAGAAGGGTGCGTTGCTTCTGTAGGTTACAAGTTGGCTGCTGCTAGTTACGCCCGTGAGGTGTGGGCTTGTGAGAACGAATCTGCTGCTATTTGGACCACCCAGTTTATAGAGAGCTTACCTAATTCATGTTTTGCAGTTGTTGAAACCGGGTATAAAGATCATATGGACAAGAATGCACGCCACCTTCCTTTTAAGGATAGCTCAGGTAAAGTTGACTTGACACGCCTGAAGGATGCGTTAGTTAAGGCTAAGCAAATCAAGGCTGTACTAGGAAGTGATACTGATAGTGAATTAAGAAATCGAGCACAAAATCGGCTTGCACCATATGCTAAGAAGTATCTTAGTCGAGGTGAGGGGGATTAACAAATGGGAAATTTTGACTATAGTTTTGCTCCTAGAGTTGCTAATGCATTCGCGACCCCTTATCCGGCGTATGCCTGCAAGACTTTAACAGTGTCGGGTTTGTCAGTTGATTACAGTTTAAAGGATAATTCTTCATTGTTCACTATTTTGTCTGCTCCCGTGGAATTTTTGATTAAGGATATTACACAAGATATCTCTATAAAACTGAATTCAACAGACCATGATGCTGTTCCCATAGGTGTTGGTACGACATTTGGTGCTTCACCTTTTGTTACTACAGATATATATGTAACTGTATCGGGTTCATCTACCGCAACATTTACTATATTTGCTATGGGTTGGAAGTAAATGGCAGACCGTTCTGTAGGTATTCGCACATCTGGTGCCGATACTTATGTCGCTGCATTTACAGCAGCAGAACAAGCGGAGGGTAAAGAGCGTGTAGTTCAACTTACTGGATTGACTGCTGGGAAAGTGAGCGAAAATCTAGCAAACTCTATTCGGACGGTTATAAGCGATGACGTATATGATGCTACAACTTTTTCGGGGAGTATTGTTATTGGTGATTCAGCTTACTTAACATGTTATTTACGACATTCCAGATCGGACGGTGAATGTCTTGTAACTCCTTTACTTTGCGATAATTATGGAATAGTAATGGGTTGTTTAGATAGCCAGAAGTCCAAAGTAATGCTACCAGTTGTTAGTGGTACATCCTATTTATCGAATAATCTTTCTTGGGCTGTTATGGAAACAGGAGCTTGGAAGGTTTTTGTTCATGTTTCGGGATTGTCTGCAGCTAACTCTGTGGACTTATGGGCTTTCACGATATAGGTAAGGATATATGACTAGATATAATATGATTTCTAGTGATCCATCTCGGGCGTACTCGGGTTACGCGGCTACGTCTGTAGATTTAGAAAATGTTGTGGATTATGATTTGAAGGATAACACAACACTGTTTGACTCGGTCGGTGTAGCTCGGATTTGTATAATTAAAACTACTGCACCAGTGTACGTAAAGTTTAATTCGACAGATAATGACCCAATAGAGTTTTTTTCTAATGACGGGTTTAGTTTTGGGTTACTCCCTATAGAAAATATTTATATAACCGCGGCGTTGTTAGCACACGTACGTGTAATTATAATAGGATATAACTAACATGGCTAAAGAACCTATTGTGATAGAGTGGACGTCTACCACAAAGGGAGACGACCCTAAACGATTTAGAATTGAGGACGTAAAGGCAGGTAAGTATGAGAAATGGTACTGGCTAAAAAGAATTAAGAGGTCGATTGTGGGCGAATAGAAAGATGCCTAACTATTACATCGGGTACTGTGATACTACAACAAGTGGAATATCTTACAACGATATGGTAAACTATGTGAATATTGTAGTTTCTGGTATTACCATATCTGGTACGGATTATTATGATTTTGAGGGACAGGGTGGGATAGTAACCACTGAGTCAGGGCGTGTTGTGGTTATCAACAACGAATATATCGACGGGGGAGTGTTTTAGTACTTTCGGGAGTTTAAACTAGAATGTCTACAACAATTCAAATTAGAAGAGGTTTAAAAATCAATTTGCCCACTTTGGAAGAGGGGGAATTAGCTTATACAGTAGACGAAAATCTTGTGTACGTTGGGGATGGTTCGCATAACTATTGTGTAGGTAATGTAGCTTCGGGGGTGGGAAACCCTTCAGGAAATTTAGTTGCTGGGCGTGTATATGTCAATACTGCTAGTGGTACGATCTTCTTTTGTAATGGTTCTGAATGGGTGGGTATCGGTGGTTCGGTTGGCACTTTAGATGATATTCAGGATGGCATTAATTATCAGCGTGTAGCTGCATCCGAAGTAGACTCTTCGGGGTATGTTATTCAAATCAACGATGGAACTCACTCTGTTACAGCAGAACAAAGCAGAGATCACATTGATAATGCAACAATTCACAGGTCTATTAATGACAGCGGCTCCTCTAATATAGATTTATGGTCAGCCCAGAGAATTATGGACCAGTTGGGGATTGCCATTAGAGGAATTGATTGGCAGTCATCAGTTCTGACTATTTCAGGTAGCCCGCCCGTTGGACCCGCAGAAGGGGAACGTTATATTATCTCTGTTGGTGCTACGGGGGGTTGGACAACTTATGATAATTACATTTCAGAGTGGACAGTTGCTAGTGGAACTTGGGTAATGACTCAACCTAATGAAGGTTTTGCAGCTTGGGTTGAGGATGTAGACAAACTCTATTTGTATACCGGTAATACTTGGACTCCCATGTCCTCAGTAACTCACCATAACTATCTGTCTGGTTTGGACGGCGGGAGCGAAGGAAGTTATTATCATCTTTCTCCTGCAGACTTTGCTGCCCTGACAACCAATCGTGCTGATACTGTTAAAGCTATTGTAGGACCCATGGCTTCAGGGACTCAAACATCTATCTCAGTTGACTACAACGAACCTCTAGGCGTATTCGATTTTGTAGTTAGTGTTGCTCACTCAGCTACTACAGGGCAAACAGCTGATGATCACCACGCAGAACAACATGCCCTTACAAGTTCTACAGTGCACACAGTAACAACGGTATCTGGTTATGTATTAAGAGCAACAGGAACTAATACCTTTGATTTTGGTCCTCTTATATCTACTGATTTACCTCTTCATGCTTCTAGACATCAGCATGGTGGTGACGATGAAGTTGCTACAGCTACGCCTGCGGCAAATGCCATTCCGAAGTCAACGGCGGGGGCTGATTTGAATAATTGGATAACTCTTTTGGACGGGGGTAGTTTTGTCTAAGGTTTTTTATTATTTAGGTATTTTGGTGGGGGCTATATGAAATTCGGTACCTAAAAGGATTTATGAATGTCAACAGTTATTCAAGTTAAAAGAGGTACTGAGGCACAGATATTAGAAAACCCAATGGCAGTTGGGGAGTTAGCCCTATGTACCTCAACTTGCTCAATTTTTTCTTATAACGGTGTAACCAAATGCCTGATTGGTAAAGCAATCGTAGATACTTATGACAATATGACTACTTACAGCGGTGTAAGTGGCCGCTTCTTCTTCAGTTCTGACACGGGAAATTTGTATGTTCATACAGGAACAGTCTGGTCTGGTATTTCTTTATTAGACAACTATATAACTTCTTCAACTTTATCCACAACCAGTGGCAATATTGTATCACAAATAATCATCTCACATGGCAGTTTACAGAATTTAAACACTGATGATCACACACAGTATTTCTTAGCAGACGGTTCTAGAGAATTATCTGGTAATTTACTACCAGAGATGACTGGTGCTAGTGGTGTAGTGTCAACGCGGGACTTAGGCAGTCCTACCCAGAAAATAAATAATATTTATGTGCATGATGTCCGTATGGGTGGGGAATCGTTATATGTGAATGATAAACTCATTCTGTATGATACATCACCTGAATTAGTTTTTAGAACAGATGCGAATCAGGATTTATCTCTAAAGACGTACGGACTTGGTGACATAAACCTAATATCAGATCATGCTGATGTGGGTTTAGTTGCCTACGACACTTTTTCTGTTATAGCTGAAACAGTAGATTTATGGGCGGACGTCAAAGTTACTGGAAAGGTTTCATCTTCAGAAGGATTCCAGATCAATGAAGCTGCTCCAGCAGGTCAGTTTTTGAGGTCTAATGGGACAGTGTTTTTTGGTGGAACAATTCAAACTGGGGATATCCCCGATATTTCTGCAAACTATATAACTCCTGCTAGATTAACTACTGTGTCGGGTGATCTCATTACTCAAATCCCTTCATTAGAAGAGTATGCAACCCAAAGTTGGGCAAATGGACAATTCATTACACCAGTTGTTCTGACAACTACTAGCGGAGATATAGTAACACAAATTCCGAGTTTAACAAATTATGTTACTACGTCTACTCTATCTACTGTAAGTGGGAATATAATGACGCAGATTCCTGATGTGGTGGGAGGAAGATTGGATTATGTTTCAACAACCCAGATAAAATGGTCATTTTTAAATTCAAATCAGGTACGAATTTTCAACAATTCTACTTTTCTCGAAGAGGTTGTTAACTGTTCTTCTGAGCCTACTCTTTCATCTACAGGTAATGATATAGGTGGTGTAGCAATAACCTACGATACAGTTTATGATATATTTGCGGTTTACACTAGTGCTACTACTATCGCATTGGCTGTTGCTAAATGGGCTGTATCTACTGCTGGTTCTAGTGCAAGATATGCTGCGTGGGTTACGAGTACGGATTATAAAGTAGGGGATAAAGTGTCTAACGGTGGTTCCTATTACCCATGTATTGCGGCACATACATCTGATACTTTTGCTACAGATTTAGCTGCTGGAAAATGGGGACCAGCCATGGCTGGTACCGGAGATCTTTTGGGGTTGGATATACTTGGTGGTTCTCCTGTTTTTTCGAATACCGGTGCATGGCGGGGGTATAGATGGTTAGGGACAGTTACAACTTTTAATGATTCGGGATCGAAGTTTAAGAGTAGCACAACGCAATTATCTATTTCAAATTATTATAATGCTAAATTATTTAGGATTGGTCCTGCAAATGTAACTGCATCTTGGACGTATGATACTGCTGTTTGGAGGGAAAGCAATACAGGAACTGGGCAGACAAGAGCTGTTCATGCCCCATGTAGAACACAGTATGTTACCGGAGTAATAAGTGAGCATACGAATACTGCTGTTGGTGGGGCAATTTGGCTTGGTATCGCCGTAGACTCATCTACTACTAATACTGTTACTGCTTCTCACGCTTTTTCTAGCACTTGGTTTTGGCTTGTAAATCCCATTTCTTTTTCATTGGCTAAAGGCTATCATTATATTACGTCATTAGAATATCCACAGGCTGGAGTTAATACGATTATGGGTGGTGGCTACTTACAAACCCATATAATGATACTTGCATAATTATGGGGAGGGTGTTGATATGAACGAAGTGATGGACGAGAAAATTTTGGCGGAGGCACAAAAATCAAAAGAAATTCATAACGAATTGTTGGCAGTAGGGCTGTTAGTTAGTGGTGTAGATTCTAATGATAACATACATTTAGATGGGGCTGATGCCCAAGGTTTAGTTCCGTTAGTATTGGCAGCACATGGGCTCAGTTCCTCGTCAGCTGAATGTATAGCCTTAAAAATTGCTTTAGGAGAAACATCTTCAGAGTGGTTGGCTTATATTGGGGTGAGGAAGATTCCCATAAAATTACAGCGCGAGGAGAGGTTCAGAACAGAAACAGATCCCGTTCGTATGAATATAGATGATGAATATACGGTAGGGTCTGCAGAGTGGACGACTGCGTTAGAGGAATGGAAAACTTTGAAGAGTCAAATTAGAACTGAGTTACCCTATCCAGGATAAATGATAGTGTAATAAACAGGCGATTTCGGATAATAACTAAGTTACTTTGTTAGGATGGAGAGCATTACTATTAGGCAGTGCTAATTACTGAAGAGGTAATATGCAACAATTTTTAATTGGATTGGAATGCGGAATGGCTCTAGGAAGAATTCTATTGGCAGTTCTTTATGAGTTGCGGCGGAGGTAAAAAGTTATAGTATTTTGGGATCGATGCATAGTAAATTTGCAGAAATAGGAGACCCGAAATTGGCAACGATATTTTTATCGGATGTTGATGTGGGCGGAAGGCATGATAATAATTATACCTTGTTGCTTGACTATCTGCGTCAGTATATAAAGGAAACTGATAAAATTGTTATTGTAGGGGATTTACTTAATCTACAAGATGCTCCTATGGGTGAAGTCTTGTCTGTGGCACAAGATATACTGAAGTTTCTCTTCAAAGACTGCCGTTCCAAGTTACATTACATAATTGGGGATAAAGATAATGATATGATATTTCTTAAAGATATATTTCCTATTGTTCACTCCGCTCTTACTTTTCCTATCGCTAATAAGAAAGCAATCTGCTTGCATGGGCATTTGCTAACTCCCACTGTAGACACCTCAAGTGGTTTCTTCCATCAATTATATAAAAGACTTTGTCCGGAGCAAGAGTCAGTATACGAAGCTAATATTGTAACTGTCTTTAAAGACAAGTTTGATTATGTTATTACTGGACATACTTTCTCGCCCACTATTAAGGATTTGGGGGGCATTACTTACATAAATGTTGGTGATGTAGTGGTTAATAAGACACTTTTGATCGCAAGGGCCAATGGGTTTGAGTTAATCAGTTATGTAACAGGTGAAGTTGTTGCGAGTGCTGGAGTTTAAAGAATGATAAAAGACCAGCCAAGAGATATAGAAAATGTTACCGTAGGAAATTCAGTGGGTGGAATATTGCCTGTTCAGAACTTTACTGTAGTGAGTGGTGAATGGACACCTATCATAACAAATACTGACATAAAAGAATTTCTTCTACAACCCCGCCAAAAGTACACTTGGTTCTTTGCTACTGCATCTGGTGCAGCCACCTACTTCACATTTCGGGATGGGGCCGCTTGGGAGACTAGGTTAGTAGTTGATACATCTGCAACGATAGGATGGGTTAGTTCTGATTACAGTATAACTATGGAATTTTTGGCTGGTCGATGAAAATTATTTACCCTTTCCCTATTTCTGATTACTATACTAAAGACCAAATAGACTCTTTTCTAATGGGTATTACCCCTACTATATCTGGAGTTTATGGTATAATTGCTACTTACCAAGATAACCTTTGGTATGTGAGTGGGCAGTCTTTATCAGATTGGGCTAGTGCTACTTTTGTAGGTACAGCAGCAATGACCACCATTAGTGGGGATTTGGTAGCACAAATGGAACTTGGTGGCGGAGTAACCCAAGAGCAACTAACTACCGCTTCTGGAGATATAGTTGTTCAAATTCCTTCCTTAGTGGGTTACGCTACACAGAGTTGGGTTGCTAATTCTTATGTAGATAATGGGCAAATGACTACTATAAGTGGGGATATTATAGCTCAAATTGGTGAGCCTGGGGGCGGGGTCACGTTTGAGCAGTTAACTACTGCAAGTGGTGATATTGTTTCTCAGATACCTACTGATTACGTTACGCATGGACAAATTACCACGGTAAGCGGGGATGTTGTGGCTCAAATTCCTTCTTTATCAGGTTATGCTACACAGTCTTGGGCAAATCTAAATTTTATCGATTTAAATGAAATGACTACTATCAGCGGAGATTTATTAGCTCAGGTAGGTGGAGGCATTACTGTAGAACAGCTAACTACAACTTCCGGCGATATTATATCTCAGATACCCGCGTTGGTGGGACAGGGTGGCATTACTACAAACCTTATAGGGTTAACTTGGTATGTAGATGGCAGCACTATTAGCGGTGGAACGGCGGGCTTACCTACGGGAAGCCTTAATGCACTTTTAATTAACAGTGGCGTAGAATGGGTATCAACTACGTCTGGGACACCATCAGTTAGTAGCATTAAATTTACGGACGGGTCAGAGGCAACCACAGCGAGGTCTGTAGTGGCTTGTTCAGGAACTGAGGTCACTCAAGTTTTTGATGTCTACTATAGCGATAGTTTTCCAAAAGAATTATTTACACTTCCAGCTAATTGCGAAGTTACTAACGTAGCTATAACTGTTGTAAGTGGGTTTTTAGGTGGTTACGGGGCAGAAATGTACCCGACACTCGATCTTATCACTGGTACTACAAATGCAGGTGCAGCGACTAGTTTTAGAAGGGGAGGGGAGTATTTAAAAAATGGGTGGTATGTTAATTATATAGGAGTAGGTTGCACAAATGGTGCGGTTATAAAGCCTAAATATGGTAAGGTATGGTCTGCTGGAACGGCTGATTGCCGCGACAGTTTAGCAATTACAGTGAGTGGTGGCCAGATATCTTTCACAAAGGACGGAGGGAATTATTGGCAAGCATGTGATTTATTTAGGGTACCAGATACTGGAAATTATGAAATCGGTGTGTATAACGCAATCACACTTAATTCTTTTTCATCGAGCAGCGCTCCTGGTCTTTACGGAATAACACAGTCTTATAAAACAGGTAATCAAACAGGTACCCAGATTACAACCTGGACGGTGAGTACAAGTTATAGTGTAAGGTTATCTGCAAGATACGCAGTTAGTTATAAAATAGGTGAAGAACTTGATAATGAATCAATAATAAAGGAGTTTACTCCTTCTGTTTATACATCAGTTTCTGGACTTCAACAGGGCAATATTTGGTATCCGACCGCGTCTGACCGTTTAATAAAGATTTATAAGAATGAAACTGTTGCGGATACTTCTGGTTATATGCAAGTTACGATAAAGTATAGAGAACATTGTTTTGATGCTGCACAACAGACAGTAATTTCGGGCGGGGAAAATATTTATATAGAACAAACAGATTACAATAGGTTTGCAGTTTCAGCGACTACTCCGTGTTATCAGAGCTTATGCCAACGAACTATTCAGGCATCGATTTCTGGTGTGTCCTTTCCTATCGGATTCTCATTATTACCATCTAATCATATCTTACAAAGTATGTCCTTGACTTTAAGCGGGGTTGTAGGGGGTGGGGGGTCAACTGTTGGGATTTCTATCCCAGATAAAGCTGTGAGCCAATTCGATAATTATACATTAGTTAATAAAGATGTTCTTCTAGATAATCAAGCACAGATAAGTTCTGTGTGGCTCTTTAACAAGACTGCTGGGGCCCAGTTTACACTTAAACAAGCAAGGGAGGTAGTTGCAGGTACTTACACACTTGGTGATATTTACTCTGGTACGCACAATGGGGATGGTGAGCAACAATTTGATTTTGCTCCAGTTACCGTAACCGGTACCGGATCTGATACAATGTATATTTCTGTGTATTGGAGTGGGGGTACAGAAACCGCCGGAGCTACTATTGTTGCATCATACAGAAAAGTAGGTAACCTAACTGGATATCAATCTGGTTTTGCAAGTTCCGTCTCATATGGGTGTTGGGTAAAGGTTGGTTATGCCCCTTCGTTGTCAGTTGGTGTTCCTGCAGATCAAACAAGATTTATTCCTGTGTTTACTTCAGCATCTGGAACGGTTATCTCTACAGGTACATTTGGTCCGTATAGTGAAGTAGTTCCCATAGAAATTTATTCAACATCTACAAATATATCAGACCCAACTTCGGGTTTACTTGATTTAACTTACAGCTATTATAATCCGCAAAGTATTCAATACAACCGCGGTTATGGTTTACCTTGGTCGGGTGATGTTGGGACAGAGATAACTCATAATTTTGGAAATATTAATCATACAATATACATTACTCCTAATGATATAAATCCAGGAAATTGGTGGGTTACTAAGGGAATTAACACTGATACAGTGTATTCTAATACATTGTCTGGTACTGGAACTTTCGATTGGTTTATCCAGCTATAAATTTTTATTTAACTTTATACACCGAAAACCGTGTAATTAACTAACTTAAATATATAAGCAGATAATAAAAGGTGGAAAAGGTCAAGGTTTTGTGGGGGCAGAACAGGTGATAATAAGTCGCCAAAAGACTTGGTACACTCTATTAGTGGAGGGTTTAATGAATGAAATCGACCAATAAAAACAAGCAAATTAGGGCAACAGCTAAGCAGGCAGTCGCAGAAGTTTTAGCTGACGAAACTAATCAGAAAGGCAAACTGGAAGAGCTTGTTGAAGGTTATCAGACTGACCTCGCAGATTTGTCAGATGCCAAAGCTGCGGTTGAGGAGGATAATCAGTCTCTTGCAGCTGAAAATGAAGCCCTAAGAAGCGAAAAGAAAGACTTAGAGCAAAAGATTATTGATTTAGAGAAGGAAATTTCTAAGCTTACAGCGTTGCACGCTGCAGCGGAACTGGCTAAGAACGATCTGGAAACTAAGTTGCATAATATGGAACAGGATGCTGCTATGCAGAAAAGGATAGCTGAGCTTGAGGAGGCTGATCTCCTGGAGAGTGCTAGTGTAACAGATAAACTGAGAACTAAAATTAAGAAGATGGATGACGAAGAGTTCGCTGACTACAAAGGTGAGCTTGTAGCATTCAAAGTTCGTTGGGAAAAGAAGGTTGCTCAGACTGCAACTGTTCCTGTGGGTGTGGCAGTTGACAATGGTGTAGATACTGACACAGATATTAGTGACGACGTGCTAGACAACCCGAGAACGACTGCGGCAGAACTCCTGAAACTCAAAAAGCAAATGGCATCTCTTACTGTTATTCCTGCTGGAGGCGACGATGACCTCCCAGAAGAGATGGCTAAAGACTATGCGAGCATGTGGGATGAGGAGGAGAAGAAATAATGTTTATTGCAAGACAACCTGTGCTTGAGAATTCATTCTGCAAGCATGACATTACACAAGATTCTTCTTACGTTTCAAGTTCCCCAATCGTTTGTCCGCAGGGCGTAGTAGTTACTATAGCAGGCTGCGACGGTGAAACGACTGTGGTCAAAATGATGGATGATTGCGATCAGGTACCGTTTGGGTTTCTAATGCAAGAAATCCGTCAGTATTATGACAGGGAGTACGTGCCATGGGGTGGGCGACTACCGAGACATCAGGGAACTCAACAAGAGTTTATTGGTGGACCTGTAGGCGTAGCACACTTGGGTCTCTGGAGCACAAACGTATATGATGTGGATGTACCGATCAGTGCTGGTGACAAGCTTTATGCTTCAGCTAGCGGAACGTTGTGCACCGCTTCTGGTAGTGGTTATTGCCAATCTGGAGTAAATAATACTACTCCGGTAGCAGTAGCGATGAACACACTAACAGTGGCTAGATTGGTGCAGGGACGACAGCTGCACATTAAGGCTCTGATATAATAGGGGGTGTGTTATAAAATGGCTATTAGTTTAGAAAGAAAATGTGAACTTTTTAAAGCGACCGCCGACATGCACACGCCGCGGGGCCTTAGGGCTTTCCAAGAGTTTGCAGCTTCTTTAACCGGACCAATTTTAAAGAAGGTTGAAGAGAAGTCTTACATGCGGCAGTTGTTTTCGGTCATCAGGCTTGGTCCTGGCCAGCAACCGTCATTCCCAATCGCGGATGACTTTGATAGCCCTATCTGGATTCTTCCTGGTATGGCTTATGTTGCACAGGACACCATGGAACTCGGGGCAGAAGAGGTCTTAATTCCTACGTTCACCTTACAGGCGGCGAAGAATTGGCTCCTCAAGTATGCTCGTGAGGGACGTGTGGATATTGTTACTAAGGCTCAGCAGGCAGTTGCTAATGCAATTGCTGCATATGAGGAAGAGGCTGGATGGAGAACCATTATTCCTGCTGTAACTTCAGCATTTGATGGTGCAGGCATTCTACCTCCTCGTGCTGCTCCTGTATATGAAATGGCAGCGGGCGATGCCTCTGCGGGCTATTTCTCAAAGGAGCTTTTGAATCGCATGATAGTTGGATATCAGCGGTTAGGTCGTAATCTGGGGGAACTTTGGATTTCTCCGGAAGACATGGCTGACATTAGAGAGTATACGGACACCGAAGTTGACCCAGTAACTCGAAGGGAAATTTTTCAGGCTGCTGGTCTAGGCAGTATTTGGGGAGTTACCTTTAGGGTTGCAGATTGTCTAGGTGTGCGTGGTAAATACAACATCAATGACAAGACGTCATTGTATGGTCCGTTCAGGGGCGACACAAGTAATCACTTTAATGATTACACAATCACTCACGGTAATGTTCTTGATGAGAATGGAAACTTGGATACGGCTGGTGAGACTCAGGTATATGGGTTTGACAAGTCCGACATGTCTCTTATCATGATAATTAAGCAGGAGTACGAAGCCCATGACGATCCGACTCTACACAGACGCCAGCAACAAGGCTTTTATGGCTGGTGCGAGTATGGCTTTGCATGTCTCGAAGCCCGCAGCATGTGCCTTGGTGTCGTTGATAGGTATACCCCATAAGGAGGCGTAAACATGGCGATAATCTATCTTGACCTAAGTGGGAAGACCCGTAAGGTAAAGACCACTGATTGGAAACATCGGCTCTGGGACGGCTCCTGGGGACGATATGGTTGGTTCTGTCAATTTAACCTAGAGCCTTATTTCCTTACAACTAAGGTTACTGATGAGGCAGCATACGCCGGAGATGGCTTCAATGCCTTCTGGCACATCCGCTGGGGTTAATCAATAATCAAATCAATAACTTAGGTTAATTACCCCAAGTTAACTAAAGCGGACTCTTGGGTCCGCTTTTCTTTTTCACACCATTCTTTTCATTTTTTGCTGTTAATTTTTACCTCTCGGACACTTTTGGGTAATATACTTATAGTATAGACCAAAAGTATAAGGAGATTTAGGATGGCAGGTTCAAAACGTATTGCATGGACTCCTGAAGAGGACAAACTTCTTAAGGAGAATTATGGTAAGGTTACTTCTAAGGAACTGGTAGCTTTAATACCAACACACAGTAGCGGTTCTATTCGTGCTCGTGCGGATTATTTCAGGAAGAAGGGGGATGCTGAAATTCCTGAAAAACAAGAAAAAAGAAAGTATGATGTTAACTTTGGTTTCTTTGATGAAATAGGTTTAGAGCAGTGTGCTTTTGCGGGGTTGGTAGCTAGTGATGGGTGTATTAAGCCTAAGAAAAACTTGGTACAGGTGTCTTTGAAGGACTATGATTATTTAAGAGAGTGGGCAAACGTAATAGGATACACTGGACCAGTTCATACTTATGATATTGCTGAGGGGCAGATTGGACACGGTCAAATTTCTGTTTTGTTAGTGCATGGTGTCCCACGTTGGCTTGATGTCCTGTATAAGATATTTAATGTGACCCCAAAGAAATCATTAACACTATCTCCTCCGAACCTCACTAACAGAGAACAAATTCTTGCTTACCGAAATTCCTTGGTTTAAAGCCCCCGAATTTATTCGTGGGCTTTCATGAAAAACACGGAATCATTTAACTTCCTTTGTGTCAAAATATAGTAGGTGCGTAAAATATGAGAAAGTCTTTTCAATACAGGATTTATCCAACTAAGAAGCAACAAACATTGCTGCTAAATACCCTTGAGCAATGCAGGCGGTTGTATAATCATCTGCTGGAACAGCGTAAAAATAGTTGGGAACAATTCCATAAAGGGCTTTCTCTCTATGACCAACAAGCAACCTTTCCTACACTGAAAGAACGCGTTCCTGAACTTAAAGACATTCATTCTCAAGTTTTGCAAAATGTAGCCGTCAGAATAGACCTTGCATTTAAGGCTTTCTTCCGCAGAGTGAAACAAGGTGTCGATCCCGGATATCCTCGGTTTCGTGGATTCGGTAGATATGACTCCTTCACATACCCTCAAACTGGATTCAGACTCAACGAAAAATCCGTAAGTCTTTCCAAAATTGGGAAAGTAAAAGCAGTAATTCATAGACCAACTGAAGGGACAATCAAGACTTGTACCATTAGAAAAACTGCAACTCAGAAATGGTTTATCTCTTTCTCTTGCGAAGTAGATAGAAATATTCTCCCTGACAATACTGTCTCTGTTGGGCTTGACGCAGGACTCTCTTCGTTCATGACACTCTCTAATGGTGAAAAGGTTGATAACCCTCGTTTCTTTAAACAAGAGGCTAAAAATCTTGCAAAGGTTCAACGCAGACTTTCCAAACAAACCAAAGGAACCCGTAAGAGGCACAAGTGTCGCAAGATAGTTTCTCGCGTTCATGAGCGAATCACGAACAAGAGAAAAGATTTTGCTCACAAGCTGTCTCGTAAACTCATAGACGCCTATGGTGTGATAGCTATTGAAGACCTGTCCATCAATAATATGCAAAAAGATAACTTTCGCTGCATTAACCGTGGAATAGCAGACGTGGCTTGGCGAAATTTCTTTGATATGCTGGTCTACAAGGCAGAATGCGCCGGTAGAATAGTAATCAAAGTCAATCCCGCCTACACTAGCCAAATTTGCTCACATTGTGGATATCGTCAAAAGATTCCATTATCAACTAGAGTTTTTAAGTGCCCATGTTGTAATTTCGAAATTGATAGAGATGTTAATGCTGCGATAAATATTCTCAGTCTGGGGCTACAGACTGTTGGCTCTGCCAAAGAAGCCCCCCGCCTTTAGGCGTGGGGAATAGTCACTCGTAAGTGGAAGAAGTTTGAGGACTACCTCTCCAAATAACTTCCCTTCTTCTCCTATTAGACTATACACGGGAGGACTAGACTATGACTATGCAAGAGTGGTTGTTACAAATAGAGAAGGATATTCAAATGCTTAGGTTGGTTAGGGATGTACTAAATGACTTTCTTTACTCCTTGCCCGGCACTGGTTACCCCAAAGACGATTGTTGCAGTCCTTGTGATGATAACTCTTCTAATCCTATGGAAGAGCTTTCCGAAATTATTATGTTACGTCTAGACATACTTAAACAGGTGCTCCCCCGTCTTGGTTCTGCTATTGATGATTTTAGTTCTTTGATGGCTGGTAGTGTTCCTAAGGGAGAGGAGGGTTAAACTGTGGAAGATTTAGAAAATGAAGTTAAAAAAGTAAATAAAGCAATAATTGAAACTAATCCTGAGTGGTCTTTTTGGCAACGTACTCTAGCCAATCTCATTAACGCCAGTGGTGTATTCCTTTGGGTGTTCGTATCTGTCTACCTCCTTTACACGTATGATAAAAATTTAGAACTAAGTATACTACGCGACGCAATGTTGAATATAATTATACCAGCTACGGTGTATGGTGTTTTTACGCTTTTTTCTGCGATGACTTTAGTATCTTGGTTCTTCCCGTATTTCTCCTTTCGCACTTTAATGGAAAAAGGTACGCCTATGGAGCGTTTGGGGTGCATGGGTTTTTGGGCAGTGATAGGATTATGTATCGCTATGATTATTTGTAAAGCGATAAATCCAGGTTAAGATGAAAAGGTTATTAGTTGCTGTAGTAATAACACTTATTGCAGTAACTTCCAATGCAGAACCTCTTAAAATGAGTGATATTGTTTTTAGTGATGATCCACTAGAGAATAGTGTTATACGTAGAATGGATTTTTGGACTAAATTTTATCTAGCCCGCCGGGTGCCTTACGGGTGGGGAGCGAACTGGTCGATCTACTTCGACTGTTCAGGTGGTATAGAAACGATATGCCGTAAAAGTGGTATAGGGCATTTGCCTAGGACTACTTCAGAACGTATGTGGCGTACGTGGGCTAATAAAAAAAGATGGACCATTAATAAGGAGATGTGGCAGCAATCAAGATTTCCTTATTTAATCTTTTACACGTTTCCATCTAAACCAGGCAAGCCACCTCGACCATATGGACATGTTTGTTTTGCTTGGAAAAAGGATGATTTAAAGGTTATCACTATTGCTGAAGCATCTTCTAGTGCTGGTTATTTTAAGGAGACTCTGATGCGTAAAAAGGATTACCATGACCAGCATTGGGTGGGGCTATTGCAATTAAATTTATTACCAGGTAAGTAAGTATGTATTACCCAGGGATGATTACACAGACAATTTTGGTTATGGTTATTATTGGAGCCATGGCTGTAGTTGGTTATCTTGGTGTGAAAAACCATTTCCAAAAGAGCAAGATATTTACAATAGAGGCACAGCTTAAAGAGTGCGAACTTGCAAAGGCTTCTGTGCAAAAGACTAATATTTTTCTGCAAAGCAATATGGATATTTTAAACTCGTATTACAATCAGAAGAAGAAGCCGAAGCCACCCGCGATTGTGGGAGGGCAACTAAAGTTAGAGAATATTTTTATGGGGCCACCAAGATGAGAAATTATATCCTCATTATCGTATTCTTACTACTGGTTTCTTGTGCTAGCATACCGCGGGAGCAGCTCCTAGTAAGCGAAATTACTTTACCACCTCGTCCTGATGTGGTAATGATAGATAAGGGTAAGGGTGATACTAAAAAATACCCTAATACAAAATGGGTTAGCGAGCCTTCTATGGACAGCAAGAAGGGGATTGCCTGTTGGTCTTATAAAGATGTGCAAGTTATTAGTGATGGACTAGCTGACTGGCAGGTTTGGGCTGATGCTATAGAGTCAATCGTAAAAAGTCATAATGGGGGGGAAATTAATAAGGACACTGCACCTTGGTATAAACGCTGGATAAGGTAGGTGCCCATGTCTGAAGCGGATACACGACAAGCTGAGTTACTGGGTGAATTGGAAGAGATTGTCTCTCAATTAGCACAACAGACTGATAGTAAGACAACTAATCTTCAAGTTTATATAGAAGAGCAGAAAAAACTTTTGGATGAAAGAGACCACCGTAGATGGATGTGGTTTTTGGGTATTTCAGTTTCTATTTTATTGACTCTAGGTGTTCTAAGCATTGAAATGTGGGAGCGCCAGTACGACCGGATTGCGTGCATAGATAAAGCTTTTGTTAAGATTGATAGTTCTCTGGACAATCTGAAGGCACAGATTGAGGAATTGAAATCAAGGAATGCAGGAAGCGAGCAGAGGGACCAGGAAATTACGTTGTCAATTAAACGGTTGGACAAGGCAATTTTAGAAATAAGCAAGAGGCAGAAATGATGGATGTACTAATCGTAGAAAATGATCCCATCGTGACTAAGATGTGGTCAAAGAAGCTGACTGCACAGTATGAGGTGAGAATCGCTGAATCTGTCGATAAGGCTAAAAAAGAAATATCTGACAAGATGCCTTCTCTAGTTCTATTAGATTTGCGTTTGAATGGCCCGTCCAATTCTGGGCTTACGGTCTATGATTTTATTCGTAAAGAATTAAATAACAATATTCCTATCATCTTTATAACAGGGTTAGCTTACAACGTAGAATTATTTCAGCGAGCACAATCTATGACCAAAGTAGATACTTCTAACGGTATAGGTACTTATTTAATGGAAAAGCCCGTAAGAATAAATGATTTGTTTGATGCCGTATGTTTGGCGGAACAGACACATGTCTCAGTAGTTAACGAATAGGGGTCTTTGTGTGGCTTAAAGATTTGGTGTCTCCTATGGAACCGAATTTAGATATAGTTATAGTGGACGACAAAGAAGAAATAACCGAGTTATTTTCCTCCATGCTTGGTGATATGCCAAGAGTCAGTAGTATTCACACTTGTAAGTCACTGAATGAGTTGCAGGATTTGCTGTTATCTGCTCCTGCTAATGTTGTAGTATTAGACCTGAATTTAATCGAGACTCGGGGACTAGATACTCTCACTGTTTTTAAGTCCTTATTCTCCTCCTTACCTGTTGTTGTAGTAACTGGTAATGACTCCAATAGTTTATCCTTCAGTTGTTTCTTGCTGGGTGCTAGTGAGTTCTTATCCAAACCCGACATTACCCCTACCCTCCTATACAAAGCCTGTGTTTACGCTGTTGAAAAAGATATTATTAATGCAAAAATTAAGCGTGCTGAAGCTGAATTACGGGCAATAGTGTATGATTCTCCTGTTCCCCAATTCGTTATTGATCATAATCATCACATTATATTCTGGAATCGTGCCTTGGAAGAAATTACTGGTATGAAGGCAGATCAGGTGGTAGGCAAGAGCCAAAGTTGGGAATCGTTTTATCCTTCAGCTCGCCCGAGTTTGGCTGATCTTCTAGTGGACCAGGATGAGGAGTCAATAGATCGGTTATATGGCAACAAGTGTGGTCGACTTAAGTTAATCGAGGGGGCGTATGAGGCTACAGACTTCTTCCCTATGCTTGGTGAGAGTGGGCGTTGGTTACATTTTACAGCTGTAGCAATTAAAGATTCTAAAGGTAATATATTAGGTGCAGTAGAGATTATAGATGACATTACAGAAAGACTTCAGATGGAAGAAAAGAATGTTAGATTAGCAACTATTGTTGAATGTTCGGATGATGCTATTATTGGTAAAACGTTGGATGGTAAAATTACGGATTGGAATAAAGGTGCTGAGAATCTTTATGGGTATAAACCCGAAGAAGTTATCGGTAAACATGTATCTATTTTGATTCTCCCAGAATATAAAAATGAAATTACAGGTTTAATAGCTAGGATAATACGGGGGGAGCATATAAATCGGTATGAGACTGTAAGGCGAAGAAAAGATGGTAAAATAGTAAACGTTTCTTTGGTTATTTCACCAATTCTAGATAATACTAATACTGTAATTGGTGCTTCTACGATAGCACGTGATATAACTGATCGTAAGACCGCCGAGATCGCACTGGAGCACAGTGAATTACGATATAGACGATTGTTCGAGAGTGCACAAGATGGGATTCTGATACTTGATTTTGATACCGGTAAGATATTGGATGTAAATCCTTTTATGGTGGAAATGTTGGGTTATTCCCACGGCGAATTTGTTGGTAAGCAGATTTGGGAAGTTAGTCCATTTGTGGATTGTCTTAAAAATAAAGATATCTTTGATAGATTGCAGCGAGAAGGATACGTGCGGTATGAAGACTTACCTTTGGAAACTGGGGATGGACGAGTATTGCAAGTTGAGTTTATTAGCAACAGTTACTCTGTTAATGGTTCTGCTTTTATTCAGTGCAATGTTAGGAATATAACGGAACGTAAAGAGGCTGAAGGTCAAAAAGAGATACTACAAGCGCAACAGGAACTAATAATTAATATTTTGAAACACCTGAATAAGCCTTATACCGGTATCCAAACAATTGAAGAGTTACTTAAGTTAATACAGGACTATACCGGAGTGGACGCGATTGGGTTGCGTTTACAAGAAGGGGATGATTTTCCCTACTTTGTTTATAGGGGGTTCGATCAAGAATTTATAGAATTAGAAAACTATTTGTGCGAACCTGGTATACATAAAAGTAAGAGTGCGGATAAAGAACTTCCACTTCTTCAATGTATTTGTGGGCGTGTTATTGCTGGTCTGACGGACTCTGTGTGCTCTTTCTTTACAAAGGGCGGTAGTTTTTGGACGAACAGTACAACTGATCCACTAAGCGGGGTTTGCGGGGAACTAAATATTAAGATGAGAAATCAGTGTAATCGGGCAGGATATGAATCTGTAGCTATTATCCCACTTTCTGCCGGATCAGAGATAATTGGGTGTATTCAATTAAATAATAAGGCAAAAAATAAGTTTACGGAAAATACAATTTTTTTTATGGAAGAGTTGGCTTTGTCTATTGCTGTTGCTGTTAAAAGAGCATGGCAAGAGGACCGGATAAAAATTTTGGAAATAGCTAAGACGCGTGATTTGTTGGAGTCTTCTCGGTTAGTTAATTCGGGGGTAGCCCATGAGTTACGCACGCCTATGCAGTCTATCCTGAACTGTCTGGAACTTATAAATGAGGAAGTGGAAAAAGCTTGTTTGTTGCTTAATTGTAGTGATACTCATGCGCATGAGTGTTATGCCGTGCTAAGGGATACAGCGATTGATATAGTAGACTTGGCTGGGGATGGTATAGAGCGTACTGAATACTCCATTAAGGTGCTCAACTCATTGTCTGATTATTCAAAAATAGCAAGTAATGATGAATTACACCTAATTAATGTAATTCCTGAGTTAAAGACTATAATGCGTACTCTTATGTTTACGGATCACTTTAAAAGTCTCAGCGATACCAATTTTGTTCTGAAAACTTTGCAAAATAATTCCGATAGGTATTTTATCTCTATTAACCGTATAGACTTTTCGCAGCTTATTACTAATCTGTGCAGGAATGCCAGAGAGGCTATTATGCATAACGACCCCGAGATAACAATAGAAGTTGCATTAGAAGATGGTAATGTAATAATTACGGTTATTGACAATGGGAAGGGGATAGATGCATCTTTGGGTGATAGGATATTTGAGCCATACTTTTCTACTAAAGAAAATCCAGACGAATACAACCAGGGATTGGGTCTTGCCATGGTCAGAGACACTGTTGCAGCCTACGGTGGTCATATAAGGTATTCTAGTTGTCCTGGGTGCACAAAGTTTGTTGTAGCATTTCCAGCTCAAGCACCACCTGCAGGAATAATAACAAGGTGATTTGACCCCGGTTTTTGGTGCATTAACTAACCTGTTGTATTTTTTAGCCGCTGGGAACTGCGGTTTAAGGGCTTGTGGTAAATTCATAAGTACATAACTAGAGTGGAGTGGAGGATATTACTATGGCATATCTAGCAAGGAACATTAGTGGAAAGTATGCAATTTTATTAAAGGAACAGGTCAAACCGGATGCTACAATCGATCTGGAGACCATTTTTGAGGGGTTTTGTAAACCCAAGAGAACTGCTAAGGCAGGTATCATCGGAAATTCGGAATTCACTCGTGATCAGTTTCCTGTATTTTTGGACTGGGTACAGGATATTGCGGACCCGAGACTATGGGCTTTTGAGTTCGATGGCACAATCTCGCTTTCTCCTGCAAAACGTAATCGTATAGCACAGGGAAGCACACAGAAGCGTAAGAGACAGAATGTTTTTGCTGTTCGGGAGACCCGCCGAAAGATGGATACCGCTGGATTGACTCCTAAACAGATTGCTTTGCTGCCTGCGGATGACGTTGGGAAAAGCACTATTGAAGACTGCGTAGATTTGAGAAAGCTTAAGGCAGCCCTCAGCATGGCAAAAAATTTAGCGGGGCAGGAACGTGTGCGGGGTTGGTTGGAAGACCGATTACAGGAATTAGCGACCGAAGGAGTGTCATAAAAATGGACTTGGTCCCGGCAAGTTTTAAAGAAGAGTTTAAAAAGTTTCAGAAACAGTTAGTATTAAATCTGAGTAAAGATATCATTATTGGCTTTGACAGTGTTCTAGTAGAGACATGTCCTAATTGTTTCTACGACCACATGTCAGAATCTTCTGATGCTCAGTATAACGCTTCTTTTGTCGGGACCAAAACTCTTTTTGTGGGCACCGCTTATGAAAAGATAGTAACTTCTACATCTTTTAGGCACCTATGCCCTGTATGCCGTGGTAAGGGTATTTTAAGTATTCCTAATGAGAAAACTATAAAAGCACATGTAATATGGGAACTTAAGCAAGAGTCTCCTGATTCTCCAGTAGGAACTCTTGAGCAAGACTTGGTTTCTTTAAAAGCTGACAGTAAGTATTTTGATGATTTTTGTAGTGCGAAATATTTTATTGTTGATGGTAGGACACTTGTTGGGCGTGACTATCCTGTACCACGTGGGATGGGATCTATTGATGGAATAGTAGAGATTGTTTGTGCTACCGCCGATAGTAGTGAGGAGATTGTATAGTGGGGCAGGAAGTAACAAAGTTTTCGGACCAATTGCGACAAGCTATACTAAGTTATATGGGGTCGGACCAGCCTGGGGGTAAACAAGTTATCGGTGCTTTTTTGGAAGAGTTTGAAGATTTATCCGACCGCTCCCCGCAGGATGACCCCACTAATATAAAAAATCATTTGGGGTTTATTGTAAAGCATTTAAAGGAAACATGGGACGAGAGTCTAAGGCTAACTGAAGACGGCAGCCTAGAGGTAGGTCTGTGCAAGGATGAGGTGTTGGGATACACTGAAGATAGAACTAAGTTACTGCACACCCCAGTTCCTGTGGCTTGGTTAGTCTATTTAATTAGAGGTATTGGCGGGAGATACGCATTTGTAGGACCAGATATCTATTTTGCTAAAAAAGGAGAACCAATGCCGGCTGTGTATAATGGTGGGTTTCTTATTAGCGAGAGTGCATGGGAACGGGAAGGTTGGTATACGGTAGGTAGTTTTGAACAGTATGAGCATCCTGCTTCTGGTGCTTCTCCTATCCCGTTCTTTCGGGATGCGATGGAAAAGGTAGATATACAATCTATCGTGTCTGAGGCTATAAATAAATATGAAGGAGAATAAGGATGCTTACTCATTTGAAAAAGTTACGGGTGCGGGATAAAAACGCAGATAATACGGTATTATTTTTCCATGTCCCCAAAACTGGCGGGACAACTTTTTGTAAATTGTTGGAACGGATGTTTGATGGGGGATTTAAACGTTTGATTGGTGCTGAGTTAAAAAATGCCATGGGCAATTACCCCCGTTCATTAGGGTATCGTGCTTTCGCCGGGCATTTTTCGCTGGCAAATTTGGGGTATGTTAACTGGATTGTGCCTATTACCCACCTTACACTTCTACGAGAACCTGTTGATCGAGTTTTATCTCAGTATTATTTCTTAAGAGCAAATAAAGAGCATGACGCACATTCAATCGCGATAAAATACTCTATCAAGGAAATCTACGAACTCGGTCTTGGAGAACGAATGGGAATGCAGAACTTGCAGGTTAATCTTTTTTCTTCATTACCTAAGATTGATTATAATTCACGAAGAGAATTAATGTATGCTAAAGAAAATTTAGTAAATTTATTTACTTCATTCGGAGTTACTGAAAAGTATGAAGAATTCATTCAAATGTGCAATCAGGATTTTGGGTGGGCTCTTCAAGATATACCAAGACTCAATCCTACTATCCGCCCAGCTATACAGGATGAGCCACCCGAGATAATAAACCTTATTCGTGCTCACAACCAACTTGATGCTGAATTTTACGATTATGCTCTTACGTGTTACGAGAAGAACAAGGTGGATTATGTTTTTGTATCAATTGCTCCCGTTGTGGAAAAGGAATTTCGAGAAGTTGTTTCAGCGGCACCGCTTACTTGGGCTAGGATAAAAGCCTGGTTTAAGAAAATTTTTGGCGGGGGTCAAGGATGAATTTAACTCGTCAAGAAGACATTAGTCTTTATTTGTATATTAAAGATGTTGTTTTGGGGCCGCATTACGCCGAGACCGAGACAGGGCAGTCTTTAACTCAAGTATCCACCGGGTTGTGGGATATCGGTTATGGAGACAATACTGATACTACACACTATCCTTTTAAACGTAGTGATTCGTCTGGACGAGGTAGAGGGCTTTTATACTTTGACTATGTTGGGGAGACTAGTATTTTTGGTAGTGAACAAACTGGTATTGTGAATATATATAATGGTGCTGTAACTGCTTCTGGTTACAGAGTCAATTATTTAGCAGGGCAGATTGAGAGCAACGATGATTTAAGTAGTTACTCTGTTGACTACGAGTGGAACTATGTTTCAGTTCTTGACGCGTGGCCCCGCGACAATGTGCCCTTTTTGCCTGTCGTGTCTATCGAACTACAAAGGGGGCAACCTCTTCCTCTACAACTAGGGGGTGGTGATATACGTGAAGGCTATTGGAACCTTCAAATATTTGGTAAGAATAAAGGAGAACGGGATGACTTGATGGATATTATTTTTGCGGGCCTTGACTCACGGCGTTGCCCCATGTATACGTTTCCCAGTGGTTTGCCTTTGATAGGCGGGGGCTTTTATAATGGGTTATTCTCTACGACCGTACACACGGAATATACTTCTTTGTTTTTTGAGAATGTGAAAAAAAAGCTGTCTGGGCTACCACAATGGGCTTTCTATGAAAAGGAACAGATAAATCGTTATCGTGCGGAAATCACTTTCGAAACCAAAACGTACAGATGGTAACTAGGTATAGTTGATATTTTGTGTATCATCCAAACAAATTTAACTATCTTTTTGTCTAGGACAGGTATTACATGATTTTTTGATAGGCAAGGTATGTGCGGATTGGATATTACCTAAAAGGATTGATGCCCGTTAGCGGAGCCCCCACAGCAACATCTAGTTGGCATCAGTAAAAAATGGAGCTTTTCATTTCTTAGGAGGAAATAGAATATGGCTACTAAACGTAACAGAATTATGTATGCCTCTCAGGCTGTTTCTGTTAATGGGCATCGCCTATACCGGGCACAGACTTTGGGATGCAATACAACTTTTACGGCTGAGGACGTATTTGAATTGGGTCACCTTGACAGGATTGACGTTGTTGATGACGTCCCTGCAGTAGCGGTAGCTTTGGATACCAATGCATGGGGCGATGTTGATACAATGGCGGTCTTGGCTGGTATGAACCCGCTACGCATGGTAGGCACACCCACAGTTAGTGGTGCTTATATACGTACAGATGTGTCCTGCACCGGCTCAGGTGTTGCTAGATATTATCATGGTGTTTCTCTTGCCGACTTTACTCTGTCTAATGGTGTCAAAGTTTGGGCCCCAGTACAGGAAGAGGCGTCATTGGGCACTTTAGATGATGAGATCCAAATGTCTCTTTTTATGGATAAGGTTTTTGTTAACTCAATGACCCTTACCTATAATGTTGGGGCTAATGCAACTGAGAACTACGCCGCGGAAACTGACAACAAGATGTGGTTGGTTAATAATGGGCGTTTTATTTCTAAGGAAGTTTGGACTATTTATGCACCGCAGAATAGCCAGGCTGTCACAATAGGTCTTACTCCTAGTACTGACACTATTCCTCTTCTGTCCAACTGTAAGCGTGCTTTCTTGTCGTGGACTACAATGGGTATAGAAGGTGTTGTAGTTAAGGCGTATGGTGATCGCGATGGTACCGTCTATGAGGTTGCAGATGCAGCCGCCGCTAGTATCTTTGGTTACAATGATACTACTCATGTACTGACATTCCCAACTGATGCTGCAACCTTGTTCCCAGCAGCTGCGAAGGGCTATAAACTAGAGGCTACCTATGCTGCTAGTGCCTTTGCAACTTCGCAGGGTGATGCTGATGAAGTGTATGCCAAGTACTTCGAGCTAGTTAGTGCTTCTACCGCTCCCGACAATCCTGCTGGGCATCATGCCGAGGATCTAGGGGCTATTAGGCAGGGTCAGATTGAAGTTTATTTGATCGATCCGGACCTACTTAGTGGTAAGACCAATAACGATTGGAGTATGCAACTTCGTATGCAGACCATTACTATTACCGCGAATCCAGCTCGTACAGCTCAGAATGAGATTGGTCACCAAAGACCTTATGCTCGTTCAATGAACTTTCCGGTTGAAATCACGACTAATACTACGGTTACTGCGGCTGACCTTGAGAAGCACGCAATTCTATCGGGTCTTACGCCTGCTGACTATGAGTCAGGGGGGGATGGGATAGATCTTACTTTAACCCATCTTGCATCTAAGACTAACCTTATTGCTGTTATCAAAGTCTTCCAGCAAACTGATGAGGAAGCTGGTGGAACAGGTATGCGGCGTAAGGCTATGCAGTCTAGTTTAGTGGGCGAGGAATACTATGATTGGGATGGTACTGCTACTTATCCAACCTTTGACCCAGATACTTCTGGTCACGTTGGTTCTTGTACCGATCCTCCGCGTGAACGCCCGTTGAAGACTGTTATTGTTCCTGGGCTCAAGCTTACCGCTGAGAACTTTAACAATGCAGTTGGTGGTGGACGAGGCGGTGGGGCTGGTGCCACTCAGGAATTTAACTTCCGAAGTGTTAACGAGCTCTACGTCGTAAAGGGCGATGTGGACATTCATGACGTTCCTTGTATTGAGAGAAACTCATCTGCTGACCAGTTCTAATCAGAACTAACAGCAAGTTGGGAAAAGGTGGGGGAGGTATTAACTACCTCCCCCTTTTTAGGACAGAGTAAGGAGGGATTAGGACATGGCTATTGAAGAAACGGAACTTCAAAGAAAGAGCAGAGCCAAGCTCGCAAAGACTGTACAGGATGTACAGAAAAAGGCTTACGGACAGATTTTGGATCAGGTGGAAAGTGTGGTAATTGCCCTTGCTGGTAACCCCGAAGCATTCAAACCCCTCAGATCAAAAATCCTTCGTGCCTCCAATGATGCCGTAAGGCAGCTCGAGAAAGAACTAGAAAGATCATATACTATAGAGTATGTGCCTACTGCGGAAGACTTTATTGAAGTAAGACACGTAAAATAATTTTGGTGGAGGAATTGGAATATGGCAGACAACAGGAATAAGGCAGAACAGGAACTTCAGAATCTATTTGATGATAAGAGGTTCTTTCTTTATGAAGGTGAAAAGTATTATATTGATAACCCTTCTATAGAGGATGCTAGGGCGGCTGATTGGATGTATAGTCGTACATACAATGAAGCGTTACTCGCCGGTGTCACTACAGAGGCACAAATGGAAGAGATACTTGAGGAGCGGGGGCTATTGGGTAAGGCTTATGAAGAGAAGCGACAAGCACTTATCCAAGACCTTGATACCAAGATTGCCGAGTTGTCCGTTGCAGCAAGCGTAGAAGATAAGAAACTATTGGTTGTTGATGTAGAGGATGCGCGTAACAAGTTGTTTAAATGGAACCAGCGTGCGTCTAGTCCCATGTCAGTCACATGTGAACAGGTGTCAAACGATGCCCGTATCGAAGCACTCACTGCGTCTATGGTGAAAGACTCAACTGGCAAACGTGTATGGGCGGATTATGAGAGTTATAAGACGACAGATAAAACAGGGCTTGCATACATGAGTAGATATCAGGTCATGATCTACCTGCAGGGTTTACAATCTGACTTCCTATCCCAGACACCGGAAGCGGTTGCTCGTCGCGAAATAGAGGAAGATGAGCAGAAACTTCTTGGAGAAAGTGAGGCGACGGGAGCTGAGGTTGTTGAAGAGGTTAAAGAAGAGAAGCCTAAGCGAAAGAAATAAGTTTTTTGATTATATCATTATGTATTTAATTTTAGGATAGAGCGTTTTTACTCTCTGTCCTTTTTTATTTGGGGTATGTTATGATTGATTGGACTTTTGACCAACTACAAAAAGCTATATCTGAAATTTCTTATGGTGAAAAATTAGTTATACTTGAGTCTCCCAAGGACGATTCTTCTGTTTATATTCTGTTCAAATATCCAGATAGACAATCAATACGGCATGCTGATATACAGGTAGACAAAGTTACACGGCGGGCTAAACGAGTAGGCATACTTACGGAAACTGAGATGGAGGAACTTCTGCGTGCTCGTGGCATATGGACAGATACTGATGATGAAATCATGGTTGAGATGCAAGAAAAGATAAAGAAGTGGAAAGCTAAGGCTATTAACTCTGATTTGACTAAAACTTCTCAGGGATATGCTCTTGAACTAGTTGCTAAATTGGAAGAGGATATGCTTAAGCATGAAGCTAAGAAAGAGCGAGCTATGGCAAATACTGTAGAAAGATTAGCTAGACAAGATAAGTACGATTTTTTATTATGGGCGTCTGCGTATGACCCCTACACAGAAAATCGTGTGTGGGATACTTACGAGAATTATCTAACTTATTGTAAGACTATAGATGATAAATTTCGGAGCCACTTAGTTGGAGAGTTTTTACAGTTTCTAATTGGTCACAGTACAGAAGAGGTCCGCTACATTGCACGGAATAATATCTGGAGAATAGACTTTTTGGTAGCACAAGCTGGTGGACTTATGTTGTTTCCTACTTCTCCGCGAGATCTTACTCCAGATCAGAAGAATTTGTTGTGGTGGACAAAATATTATCAGTCAATATATGATATGTTGCCTGATGATCAACCGGAAGATCATGTCATTGAGGATGACGTGTCTCTTGACGCGTATATGGAAGAACTACATAAGGAACGGTCTAAAGAACGAGTATCTAGGCGAGCGGAAAATAAATACGGACCATCTACGGCGATGAAAATGAAAACAGCATTGGTGATGCGCTCGCACCCCGATTATTTACGTTATGAGTATGACGCACTAGGTGCAGAGGCCCGTTCTGGTAAGACGGACATTACTCTTATGGATGATCCTCGTATGGAGGGACAACGGCAGAAAAAGGGTAAAGCCATTCAAGCTAGCAGGCGTTATGTACCTAAATAAAAAGTTAGGTGGGCCGTGGCAGAAGATTACACCTTTAATATAAAACTAAAGATTGATACCAGTGTAGGAGAAGACCTAAAGAACGAATTTAAAGACTTTATGTCAAAAGTTCGTGAGGAGTTTTCTTCTATAAATATACGTGATATACGTGATGCTAAAAATACGTATGCGAATGCTCCCGATCCCTCTGTTTGGTCTGATTACCAACGTCGCATATCTGAGGAAATGCGGGCGGTAGAAAATCAGATTAGAGCCCTCAAAGCAGCTGCACCAGTCATTTTACCTGCAGAAGCTAAAAAAGAATTTGACCCAGTTAAGCCTTTTTCTAAAGAATTCACTAAAAGACAAGAACATTCTCAAGCCCGCCAAGAACTTCAGCGTGAGTTTGATCGTCAATTTCACTCCAGCGAACAGCATTCCGATAGAATGAAGCGTAGTTTAGAACAGCAACGTAAGTTATTATTGGACTACATGGACTTCGTCAAGAATATAAAAACGCCAGATGTATTGCAAACATTTTCTGGTGAACGCATGGAGGTTCGTCCTGAGAGAACACTTCAGCAGATGGTCGCCCCCAATATGTTTACAAGAGAGATAGAATTGAAGATGCAGAAGCTGGCGGGAATGACAAAAGAAGAATCTGCTAAGGAGATACTTCGTATTCAGCATGATTTAGACGCTATGTACAGTCAGATAAATAAAGCATTAGTTGACGTAGGTTATGCTTCACATAGGGAAGCGACGCAGCAGATTGAGTCCTTCAAAAAAAGAATAGACGATATTGCTAACAAGGGAGAGTTGTCAAAGATTGCTACCGAGTTAGAAAAGGTGTTAAAAAATAATTCCCTCCAAGACCAAGTCACTAAGATGCGCGAGGCAGTAGGCAGAGCCAAAGAGGATTTTGAAAAAGAACTTGGTCCAGAGGGTAAACAGTCTGCTCGTTCTTTTGAACAGTTTGCTCGTAGTATAGTTTTTACTTTCGCTAAGCCCCAATTTTTTGAACCCCCAAGTCAAACGTTTCATGACATAGAGTCTATGAGTCGTCGTAAAGGTATTGGTGCACCCATTGGTGGAAGATACATTGGTGATCCTAGAGTCACTTTCAATGATTTTGGGGGTGCACAGTATGGAGTCACAGACATCCGTGGGTTAGCAAAACAAATACAAGGCTTAATGTCAGTGAAATCCCTACAGGATGCTATGAAAGTAAATCTGGGAGATGCTCTACAGTCTTCCATAGATGACTACATCAATAAGAGTGGGATATCAAGAAAGACTGAAACTTTGATGTCTTATACTATACAGCGTTTGCAGGATATTCAACAAAATCTATTACAGATGGTCGAGAAACAATTAACAGCTAAGTTGGGTGCTGAAGAAGCCCGTAAGAGACTTGAAGTGACCAATAAAAGTATTGAAGGTGTAACTCGTC